ATGCATGAGCCCAAGCGTGCCCGGCGCACCTACGCGGTAGCCGATCTACACGGCCGATATGATTTGCTCGACGCTGCGTTGAAGGCAATCGAGGCGAACCCGCCGGGGACAATCGTGTTCCTCGGCGACTACATCGATCGCGGACCACAGAGCTGCCAAGTCATTGATCGGCTCATGACTGGGCCGCCTGATGGATGGCGGTGGGTGTGCCTAAAGGGGAACCATGAGGACATGATGGTCGAGACGATCAATCAGCCGCTAGATTTTGGCTGGTGGGTCGGGAATGGAGGAGGCGCCACCCTAGCCTCATATGCTGACGGGGTTGTCCCGCAGGCCCACCTTGATTGGTGCCGCCAGCGTCCGCTCTGCTATCTCGACGGCAGGCGCGTCTTTGTCCACGCCGACTTCGATGAGACGCGCCCTGCTGATGAGCAGACGGAAGCGCGGTTGCTCTGGAGCCGGCGCGAGCGAAATGCCGACCTGACAGCGGCAGCCGGATATGTGGTCCACGGCCACACGCCATTCCCTGATGGCCCTGTGGTCCTTTCGGGACGCTGCAATCTCGACACGCTTGCATGGCGCACCGGCCGTCTAGTCGTCGCAGTCTTTGACGACGACGTGGCCGGCGGCCCGGCCTCATTGATTGAGGTTGCCCTCTCCCCTCGTCACCGCCCCTATGGAGGCCGAACATGAGTGAGATGATTGCAAGTTGTCCGTTCTGCGGAGGTGCCGGACTTTACACCAGCATCGACAACAACGGTTTTTACATCGGCTGCGCTAGCGACCCTGGCGTTGATGATGAAGTCTGCGGAGCCCGAGGCCCGGTGCGCGGCTCAGAAGCCGCCGCCATCGCCGCCTGGAACCGCCGCCCCGTTCCCTCTCTCGCCAAGGAGGATGCTCATGGGTGAGCGACCGATCATATTCTCTGGGCCGATGATCAGGGCGCTGCTCGCCGGCCGGAAGACGCAGACGCGGCGGATCATCAAGCCGCGCGGAAAGGCTCCCAGCCTATTCGACGGTCAGTGGTCGGACAGCTATGTGCTTGATCCCGGCAACGCATCGTGGCGGGAGCGCGACGTTCCGGTGAAACCCCGAGACCGGCTGTGGGTCCGCGAGACCTATTTCCAGCGTGGCCATTGGGCGCCAGTGCAAGGAGCCATCGCGCGCAAGGGCAATCGGCAGAAATGGGCCTTCGTGCCTGCCGATAATGTCCTTCTGTTCGAAGCGCCGGCGAGCTACCGCAAGGGTCGCCATGCGGCCGACCCGGCAACGATTGCGTGGCATAAGCGGATTGGCCGGTTCATGCCAAGGCAATATTCGCGCCTGACGCTCGTCGTAACCGATGTCCGCGTGCAGCGGCTGCAGGAGATCAGCGAAGAGGACGCGGTCGCCGAGGGCGTCGCCGCTGACTACCTGGAGCATATTCACGGGCCACGCGGTTATCGCGATATCTGGGAGACCATTAACGGTCCCGGCTCATGGGAAGCCAACCCGTGGATCGCCGCCTATACCTTCACCGTTCACGCGCACAACATCGATGCTCTCGCCAAGGAAGATGCAGCATGAGCACCCCGAAATATCTAGGCGTTTCCGCTGGCGTTCGCTATTGGGAGGACGCCTATGTCAACGGCGTCGAGGACAGCGACGGGTCGCGGATCCCATTCCGATCAGGCGACGACTGGACGCCTGTGATCGACATTTCAACCGGTCGCATTGAGGCGTGGCCGGAAGGAACCGTTGCCGATATCCACTACAAGGTCTGCGACGACGGGGAATACACGCTGCTCGATAGCGAGCGCCGCGAGATCTGCCGCATCAGCGGCTACGTGCCACCGATCCTCTACCCAGAGGGCAACGGCTTCGGCGACTACATCATCATGAAAGTCGGAGCCGACGGCGTGATCGGCAAATGGAAGATCACGTACCAGCGGTTCCCTCTCGCCAAGGACGCCGCAGCATGACCCCCACCACATCTTCTCTTGAGCAGAGAGTGGCGGAGCTGGAACGGGAGAATGCGAGGCTGCGGGCCATCGTCAAACTCGCAGCTTGCATCGACATCGATAATCCCACCGAACACGACGAAGCGTTAATCGAAGATGTCGTGGCACAGGCGCGGCAAGAGAGCATGACAGGCTTCTGGCCGACGCTTACGCCAGAGCAGCAGGCCTCGATCCTCGCCCGCTCCGCTCTATCGAAGGAGAACGGGTGATGGGCGCGTGCGCGTCTTGCGGCGGGACCGGCTGGCAATGGCACGACCGCACATGGTTCGTCGGCGACGGCATGTACAAGGCGCGCTGCGGCATCTGCGCCGGCACCGGGGAACAGATTGTCTCAGCATTCCGAGACAACCCGCGGTGGATCGCAGAGCAGGAGCGCCGCCGCTCCCGAGCCTCCGGCCTACCGGTGAAGGAGGTGTAGGATGGGTGAACCGGTATTTGTCTTTGGGTCCAATCTTGCGGGCCGCCACGGCAAAGGCGCAGCTCTTTGGGCACGCCAGCACAGGGGCGCCGTCTATGGCGTCGGCCTCGGGCTCACTGGCAACAGCTTTGCGATCCCCACCAAAGATCGCGACCTCAAGACGCTGCCTTTGGATGAGATCGGCCGATACGTGGACCGCTTTCTCAGATTCGCAACGGATCGACCAGACCTAACGTTTCAGGTAACGCCAATCGGCTGCGGGCTCGCCGGATACAAGCCAGAGCAGATCGCGCCGATGTTTCGAGGAGCGCCGGCCAACTGCCAACTGCCGCCAGAGTTCGTCGCCATCCTCGGCCGCCGCGCCGCTGCCCTATCCGAACTCGCCCAACTCGACGGAGAGACGCTATGACGGGAATGGTAGAGCGGGTGACCGCTGCGATCAAAGACGCCGTGACGAGGATCGATGGCGACCCTGTCGGCGTCCATCTCAGCTACTCGATCGCGCTCGACGAAAGCAATGCTGACGAGACGATGGCCGGTATCATGTCGATCTGCGAGGACGCGGCCCGCGCTGCAATCGCGGCGATGCGCGAGCCGACTGATGCCATGCGATATGCCGTCTGGTACGATCAATACCGCTTCAATGGTGGCTCGGAAGAGGAATCAGCGCTACTGGCTCAGAAGCGGGTTGATGACGCCCAGCAACGCGCCCAAGACATCAGCGCACACTCCGCGCTCATAGACGCCGCTCTGGCGGAAGGGGAGAAGGAATGAGCGGGTACGAAGACATTCACCGCGGTTTCGATGCCGTCAAGGCAGAGCTGGCGGCGAACTTTGCGCGGATAAACGCTTCGTTGAGCCGCACCGAAAAGAACGTCAGCGGCGTCAAGGAAACCGTGATCGCAGTCGGCGCCCTGACTGTTGTGGGCGTCATCATAGCCGCGACAGTGGCTCTTGCCATGCTGCGATGACCGCCACCCTCGGCAGCCTCACGGACGGCGGCTACACCGTCACCGCCTATTGCGAGGCATGTCGGCATAGCGCGGTGCTGGATCTGGCGGAGCTGGCAGCAATTCACGGCCGCGACGCGCGGCTTGTCGGCTCCGCTACCACAGCCCCTGCCACGCTCGCTGGGAGGCCTCTGGTGTGCGGCAAGTGCGGGGCGCGGAACACGTCGCTCCGGATATCGCCGGGCGGGCTGCCGAGCGGAGCGTTGAGCCGGTAGCATACGCGATCCCGCATAATCACGAGATATACGCGAGCGCGTCTAGCCCTCCGGCACGTCCCATGTTGCGGGGTCGGTCGCAGGCGGATGCAGCCGCCACATCTCGGCGGCCTCGATTGCTCGAGCAATGTCCCCGGCAAGCCCCGCCGCCTCATAGGCGGTCATCTCCTGCCACGGTCCATCGGAGTGCAGCACGATGCGACCGCGGTCGAACGACACGCGCGGCCGGCTCATGTGGCCTCCCGATCGTCAAGCTCGCGCGGCAGACCGATCTCGGAGGGCAAGACATAGATGATCGGCTTGCCCATCGTCTCCGCAGCGGCGATCTCTTCGCAGATGCCGAGCGATTCCTTCCACTCGCGAAGCTTCACAACCACGAGCGCGCGGGCCATGGCGAAGATGGGCCGGTCATTGTCCATCCAGCGCTGAGCGTCGGTCGGGTCCATCCGCGAATGCGTCGCGACCATATGGCCGTGAGCGATCGGGGAATAGGCCCGGATGCCCATGCGGATCAGAGCGCCAGCGGCCTGCGCAGCATCGTGAGCGGCACAGCTCAGGCCGGGCTTGTAGTGCGTATACGGCGTCGAGACGAAAACGAGGCCGGGACCATCTATGAGGTCGTCGAGGGTCATGTCGCCCTCGCCATGTTGGCTGGCACGCGGACGCGCGGCAGCTCGGGCTCCGCCGGATCCTCAAGCCGCACCTCGACGCGCTCGCGAAGGCCCCATTTGGCGTGCATCAAAAAGAGCCATTGCTGCGGCGGTTCAAGCGAGGCGCGAAGGCCGGCAGCGAATTCTCCGTAGCCGACTACGCTGCCGTTGCTCAGGACCGGGCCAGGGTTGCCGCTGGTGTGATAATGGCCGTGGAGGATGAGGTCTGGCCGGCGACCGGCGCGGCTTTGCTGAGCCTCAATCTTTTTCGTGCCGCGGACAATGGGCAGCATTGGACCAGCGAAACCGGCGCCGCCGCCGGTGCCCATACGATCACCGTGGGTTAGAAGGATGGTGTGCCCCAAGACAGGGACCACCGCATCGACCGACGGCCCGATCTGGAACGTGACGCGCTTGTCGCCGTCGAACCGGTCCTGGACGATCTTGGCGACGGCGGTGTCGATGCTGAGGCGCCCGGCAAGCTTCGCCTGCGGCTTGGCCGTGGTGCGGCCGTGGTTGCCCGGCACGCTCGCGACGTGGACCCGACCATAGGTCTCAAGCAGATGCCGGATGCCGGCGGTAATCTCTGCGGCGACGAAGAACATCTGCTCTTGCGAGACGATCTCGTTCGTCTCCATCAGCTCAGCATGGATATCGCCGGACACAAGATCGCCGCCAAGGGCGAGAAAGAACCCCTGGTTGTCGCAGTCCGAGATCCATCGCTGCGGAATGGTGCACGCGGCGGAGAAAAGCCGGCGCAGTCGCTCGCGGCATATGTCAATGCTATAGCCGTTCAGGCCGAGCAGTTCGTCAGCGCTGACGATTTCGCCGGCATGGACATCGGAGAGCAGGAGCCCGACGACAGAGCGATGCTTGCGGTCGGACGGGTTGATGATCCAGTCGGGGATTTCGATAGGAGCGCCGCGAATCCCGGCTAGCGTTTCAGCCAGGTGCTCGGCTTCGGCTAGATCGCGCTCAAGGCCTTTGGCCCGGCGACGCCAGTAATCGGCGTCCTTCGCCTCTCGGCGGCTTTCTGGCGTGTCAACCGGCGCAGCAGGTCCCAAGGGCGCAGCCGGCGGCTCAATGGCGAATAGGTTGAAGCGCTGCCTGCACCTGAAATAGCGGCTCTCGAATGCGCTTTCCGTTTTCACAAGGCCTTGGGCAACCGCTTCTTTTGCGGCGGCTGCGACGGCGCTGGGATATGCGCCCCCTAGTCGGTATCCTGCATCAACAAACCGCTGCACGCGGGCAACGGAATCCTCAGCATCGGCTCGCGTCATCGGGGCCGTTGGCATCGGTCACCTGTGCGTCATGGATGGGGAAACGGCGACGGAAACAGCATGAACGCCGCGAACGCGCCCATGCCCGTGCCGAAAAGGGCCGCCGACCCGATGAAGGCGGCGACCCACAGGAAGCGCCTCACTTCTTGGCGGCGTAGATCTGCGGCGCCGCGACTTTCAGGTAAGCCTCGATTTCGTCGATGGAGGTGAAAAAGGTCATGAACGGCGCCGAGGTCACCCCGGCCGTAGCGATGCCGATCAGCTTCCAGTCGCCATCCGCGGCGATATGGTAGAGCCCGCCGCCGCTGGAGCCCGGCGCAATGTCCGTGCTCGAGCGCAGATAGCCGTGTTCCTGTCCGGTGACGTTGATGCGGTCGATCGGGCCGAGCGCGCCACGGGTAAGCGTGAGCGCCATGGCACGGGGATAGCCGACCGCGATCACGTCCTCGCCGAATAGCAGCGGCGCCTCGGCCGATTCCAGAGCAATGACGTTTTCGAACCACGTATCCTTGTCGCGAAGCCGGAGAAGAGCGACATCGGACGATGCAGCACGGCCGGCGACATCGGCGAGATAGCTCGTGACCTTGACCGCGTTCAGACGGGCGTCATAGCTCGTCACGTCGACCGTCTGCGTGTCGCCCGGCTTGGCAGTGTCGACGCAGTGCTTGGCCGTGAGGACCAGCGTCTCGACCTTGCCCGTCTTCTGGTCACGGTTCGAATAAATGATCTCGGCCGTGCAACTGTTGCTCAGCTTCGCCGTTGGTGCGGCAACCTGGTCCCAGAGCTTCTTGGCGGCGGCGGGGTCTTGGGCATGGGCGATTGACGCAAGGCACAGGACGGCAACCGCCGCCAGAATGGCACGGATCATGCTTGGTCTCCGGGTTGGGATGATGCTAGCTGGCGGCGTCGAAGCGACGCTTGACCCAGGCGATGGCGCCTTCGACAATCGACATGCCGGTTACGCCTAGGAGGAAGCCGCAAAGGCCGGCAGCGGTCTCAGCGGTGATGCCGGTCGATGCGAACTGTGCGGCGACGATCGGGGCGGCCACTGGCGTGCCGTAGCCTGCCACGATAGCCCCGATTGCTGTTGAGAGGATGCGGCGCCAGATGCTTTCACCGGGCCTCGAGAGGCCGCGGATCGCGCCCCCGATGGCGCCCGCGACGAGATGGACGAGCTTTATGCCGAGTATCGAATACTCGGGCGGAGGGGGCGTGAAATCAGGCACAGCTCTGCGCTCATGCCTTCGGCGCCGGAACAATCTCGCCATTCTGAATGGCAGCATCCTCCGGCACAGTCAGCCGGGCGAGGATCTTGTCGCGGATGCCATCCTCGCCGCCGAGCCAGCCGATGAGCTTGGACGGGCCATTGGCGATGGCATAGCTGAGCGCGGTCGAGACGACGGCATTGCCGACCTCGACAGAGACCGCCTTGCCCTTTACGGCGCCGGCCGTGGCGTTCAGGCCATAGGTCACGGCCATGGCGAGAAGCTGTTCGGCCTGTTCGGTGCGGAGGCGGTTCGCGTACGGCACGCCGACCTTCTGCGCCAGGGCGAGCAGCCAGATGATGCCGGCGCCGACCAGCGGCAGGGCGAAGTTGATGGCAGCGGCGGCCCACTCCCCGATGGGGACTTCGACGGTGGCGGCCTGTGCTGCGATGGGCACGACGATCAAGGCGAGCGCGAGCAGCGCGCCGGTGAAGCGGTTCATGGTAGTCTCCTTGGGGATGGGGGAGGAACGTGTAAGGATCGCTTACAGGTTGACGCTACTTATCCACGTTCAGCCAGCCAAACAGGGCTGCGAAGAACGCGGCGATCGGATTGCGCGCCGGCTGGGGACTGGCCGGCTGCATGACGATGATCTCGGGCTTGGCGGGCGCCGGCTTGTCCGCTCCTGCCGCCCGTAGCGCGGCCTCGATCGTGTCGGCATAGCCGGCAATCAGCGCGGCCTTGTCCGTGCCATTGACGATGCGGCGAGCGCCCTTGTAGTCGACCTTGGCGCCGATATAGTCGGACAGTTTCTTGCCGGTGAACCAGCCCTCGATCATGCCGCGGATAATGATTTTCGCGGCGATGGCCGGATCAAGCGCCTTGTCGGGGCTTCCCACAAGGTCGACGCCGAGGCGAGACGTTGCCAGCCGGTAATTCCGCGCTCCGGTGATTTGGACGTAGCCGCGGCCGCGGTAGAGATAGCCGTCACCGTCTGCCTGGGGCGTGTTGCCGAGATTGGCGGCGAGCTTGCCGGTATCGTACTTGGTGAAGTACTTTTTCCCGCCATATTCGGTCACGGGATGCATCGTGGCCGCCGTCTCGTGCCATGCGGTTGCGAGCACATAGGCGAGCTGGCGAAACCCAGATCCCGTCCACGAGTCCATCAGCGCAAAAAAGCCCTGCACCTGTCCGGTGGTCAGTTTCCCGCCGGCAAGCTTCGCGCGCACGCGGTCGAAAAAGACCGTGCGATCCATGTCGTGTCTCCGATGATGGGTGGTGCGATTGACGGCCGAAAGACGGACGTTCCCTATTCGGGAATCAGCCAGCCGTTGGCGTCGACGATGGTCATCATGCCGGGGTAAAAGACGCCCTGCCATGTGGCTCCCGTCAGAGCGCAAGCATCCATGGCCCCTTGGACGAGATGTACGCCGTCCTGTAGCTGGCTAGGCGGGCAGCACCCCTGAGCGATGGCCGCCAAGTCAGCCGGGGAGCCATCATTTAGCGACGCCGTGATCGGGAACGGGTCAACGATGTGGCCTGGATAGAGCGCGGACAAAGCCGTCAGAAGATCGCGGCAGCGCTGTTGCTGAGCCGCTGACTGGCCTGTCCTCGGCAGCGGGGTCGCGATGACATACTTGTTGCTGCCGAGGTCCGTCACCGACTGCACGATTTGGGCGTAGTAGGCAAGATCAACATTGATGTCCGGATCATAGCCGTTGTCGTCTCCATCCCATTGAATGAGAATGGCGTTCGGCCAGCTTGGCATTGTCGCGGTTGCCACGGCCGCCTGATCAGCAATCGTCGAGCCGCCGACCGCGACGTTGAGCATCATTCGCTTGCGATATCGCGAGATTGACTGCTGGAAGCCGACGCCGCCGACGCCCGCGCCGTAACTGTCGCCGACAGCGACGAGCGGGAAATTGGCATTGGCAAGCAACTGAACTTGCGAGCTACTTTTCGGCGTAAAGAACCACGCTACCTTCCAGATTTCACCGTTCTGAACGGGTTGCGTTCCATCAGCATTATTTCCGATGCGATAGGTCGACGGCGTGTTGATCACGCTTCCCGAGGCTTGGGTATAGGGCGTCTTGCCCTCAAGAGAGAGCGAGAAGTTGCTGCTATCCCAGGTCTGAGCCCACCGGGTTGTATTATAGATGGAAAAGATTTTTGGGTCTTCTTTTCCCCATTGCGGAGTTCCCCAGAACACGACATCGCCAATAGCGTTTAACGTGCTAAGGTACGTTTTCTGGTACTTCCCCCCCACTCCATCATCAATCACAAAGTACGAATAGGCAGCGCCGGCGTTTTTCGCTGAACCGCAAAGGACTTCAACAACGCTTGTCACAGATGCGTCAGATCCAGGCCAATTAAAATCGGCGGCGGCAGCGGATGTTGCGCCAAGCGCACTTTTGAATGTATCAAGGGTCGGATAGGTCCTACCCAGATACCAATAGCGTCCATTGACGAAGTCGACCTGACCATCGGCTGGTTGATTGTTATTGTCGGTTATGACCCACGACGGGAACACGCGCGAAAGTTCACGAAGTCCCTGGGGGGCGACTTGCCCGTAAGATGCCCATTCCGGGATCCATCCGCAAAACTCTTCGCCCGGCGTGGCGCTTGATCCAATGCGCTCGACTGTCACCGCCGGAATGCTCGTCGTCGCGGTCTGGATCGTCGGGTTTGCATTCATCACGACGCTAAACGTCGTTCCGTCGAATCCTATGGCGACACGGTTGAAGCTCAGGTTGTCGACCGTGCCGAGATTATAATTGACAGTCTCAACGCTTGACGCAGTGATAATGAACCGCACGGCGCCGGCCGTATCGCGTACAAGGCGCACCCGGTTTGCAGCGGTCCCGTCATCCATTTGCCAAATGACATTGGTGCTATAACCGATTGGCGCCGTGAACCCGACCTGCCGCGTAAACCTGACGGGCGTCGTAATGGTCCTGATCAGGATATCAGCGTTGCGCGCAACGCCGGCATTGTACGAGGTGGCGAAATCGCCCTGCTCGAGTTGTACGCCCCAGATCGAAGCATATTTGCTTCCGTCGCCGGTATAGCCCAGCACGCCATTGCTGGTCGACGGCGCGACGCCGACACGCTGGGCCGTACCAGATGTCTGGTGCGAGAACAGGCACCGGAGCCAACCATTGCCGCCGTTCCGAACGGCGGTTTGAGGAGCAACGCCACCCTGCTGCACAACACCAGCAGAGCGGGTGATGAGCGAATACCAACCGGCGTGCCAGAGCGCTGAATAGCTAAACCCGAACGTCACATAAGGGACGTTGGTGTTTGCATCCGGCTTTGCGAATCCAGACCACGCATAGCGTGTTCCGCTTGTCAACGTGACGACAGTTGCATTCACGATCTGAATGTTGGACGATGTCACAGCATTCGGGATCATCCGGTCACCGGTTGTGGTGCCATCGGGCGCCACGTCCTGATTGGCCGAGACGGTGCAGAGCGTCTTCGTCCAATAGGCATTGTCGAAGGCTTCTGTGTTGCTGATAAGCGGGGTCATGGCCCGCTCGATCAGCATGCCGAGAGCGGCGCCTGTGGTTGGATCATAGTCTTGCCGAATGGCGCCGGAAGCGGCATAGGCAAGGATGCCGTTGCTGTTGTAGTAGCTCGCCTGGGTGGCGCGCGTAAAGGTGTAGCTCGCGCCGGTCAAAGCGTCGGACAACGTCGGCTGAACGGCGCCATTGGTAAAATAGCGCTCTTGCGGGACGTTGATGTATTCGAGCGCCCCCGAAGGCAGCCAAATCGGCGCCGACGAAAACGTGGCTGCGGCAAGCGGGAGAAGCGGCATCTTAGTTGATCGCCACAAGCGTGATAACGCGATCGGCGCCCTGTGTCACGGGAACGCCAGCGGCGCCGGAGCGAACCTTGAGAGCCTTGACCATCAGCCAGTTGCGATAGTCCAGCGCGATGAAATGATCGGCGAGGACACTGCCGGATGGAATGGCCCGCTCCACCGCATCGTCATACAGATCCTTGAACGTCGTTCCGTCCGCGGATGCGCTAAAGGTTAGCGAGGCAGTCGTCCAACTGCCGGGGATGATGATACCGACGAGTTTGCCAGAACCAAAATCGGCTGCATCGGACAGGCTTTCGCCCGAAGCAATCGTGACAGGGAAGGTCAGAACTTCGCCATTGATGGCATAAACGTTCTGGGTAAGCGAGCTAATGACGGTCATGGCGGGTCCTTAGTAGGTCCAGGTTCCGTTGCGGAAAACGAAGTGAAGTTCTGCGTCGTCGACTTCGACGATGACATTTTCAGGCAGGCCAATAATGGTGCTGCCATTGCGGCTAATGGTCAGGAAGTTGCTGCCATAGTTATAGGTCCAGACTTCATTGCCCTCGGCCGGATCGCCAGGTAGAGCAACGGTCATAGCACCACCAGCAGTGTTGCACTGAAAGCGCTGGCCTGTAACGGCGACGACGCTGTTTGTCGTGACAATCCATGGGGAAAGGCCGATTCGGCCATAGAAAAACGGTGACGCGTCTGCGATGGCCGCTCCAACCTGGTCGAGCGTTGCTTTCTGCGTCGAGTCGCCATCGACGGCGACGACAAGGGCAGGATTTGGCGTCCCGATGACGGCTGGAAGTTGGATGATCCGAATGGACATGCGCCCATATCCTTGCAATGAGAAACTGGCCACTCCCGACGGGCGGCCCGTTGTGATAGCGGTTGGCGTGTGATTTGCGCTGGAGCGCGTTCTCGAACCGCCCGCGCTGAGACGATCGGATTAACCGGACTAGCCGTTGGCTAGCTCAAAAGCTTTGGGGGCGCCCTTGTTCAAGAAGCTGAGCGTAGTGGCGATCATCGCTCTGTCCGGATGCGGACAGATCCAAGAGACCTCGCAGATGATGGGCGAGGCCGGGGTAGCGAAGACCGCCGGCGTCGGCGACACGGTTCTCGCCTTCAACCTAAGCCGGTCTTTGCCCAATGTGATCGGTAAGGCGGACCTTTACGGCAGGACGGTCAATGCCGGTCAGATATCGGTACGGTTCATAGGTGCGCAGGGGCAAACGGCCTTTTTTGAGCGCAATGACGTGACGGTCATCTCGAATGCCACGACGATGACCGAGTCCCCAAGGGTCGTTCCGAACTGGTCCACAGCATCAATGAACGGCATGGTTGGTGGCATCCCCGTCTACGGATCGGCATCGCAAACCGGCTATACCGTGCTTCCCGCGTCCGGAAGCTCGTCTATCGCTACAGCGCAGGCGCCCATCCGGTTCCCGGTTGCGGCGGGCAAATCGACAACAATAAACGGGAGGACATTGACCGTTTTGTCAGTAAGCCCATCACAGGTCCAGTACCGGGTCGACTAAGATGGCACCACGATCTTGCCATCGTGAAGAGGCTTTTCACTCGCGTTGGACAGACAGTGGCTTTGACCATAATACGTTTGACGGCAGCAATGATCTTCATCGCTGCAATGGGGGCAATCGGATGGACGATTCAGATCGCCCTCGCGAATGCTCCGTTTTGGCTCCTCTATGGTCTCGTGATCGGGTGGCTATGCTTTTGCGTCGGCGCCCTTATGGGGATGCGGGGATGGTTCGGGTTCCATTACCGCGACCAACAAGCGTCTGCTCAGAGGCCGGGCGCCCGGCCAAAAGAAGAGCCGCCTGAACCGCGCGCTCGGTCCCGCGGTCAATGGCGCCAGTGACCTGATTGCGCTCAATCTGGCGCAGGAGGTCGTCGACAATCGCGTCCCGCTCGGCACCTCGAGCCACCAGAGCCGGCCCAAGCTCCTTTGCCAAGGAATTGACGCCGCGCTTTTCGATCGCCGACCCGATCAGGCTGGGGATCTTGGCGGCGGCGTCGCCCGCTTTCATGTTGAGAAGGCTGCGAATGGCGCCAGGCGTGTCGGTGCTGAGCGCGGTCTGCGGTGCAAAAGGATTGCCCAGAGCGCGCCGCGCGGTGGCTGAATTGGCGAGCGCCTGATTGCCGGTTTCTGCCATCGACTGCTCGCCCGTCAAGGCGTCGATGAGCGTCTGCGCCTTGTCACGGCCGAGCACATATTTGAGCTTTTCGGCGTTCCAATCGGCGTCGAGAAGAGTACGGCCCTTGAGCGCGCCGTTCCGCACGCGGCCCATGGCCTCGTCTACCGCGGCTCGAGTGCCGAGCTGGTAGGCCTCCCGCTCGGCTTTGCTCATGGCGCCGATGTCGGCTTGCAGCATGTCGGGGTGGACCTTTGAGGAGAAGATCTTCTGACCTTCCTCGAAAGCGTCCTTGACCGCCGAATCCGAGCTGAACGTTTGCCGCGCCTGCTGATAGGTAGGGGCCGCGTCCTCGATCGCTTCCAGCAGCTTGTTGCGCGTGTCACGCAGCATGCCCGCCTGGTAATTGTCGCCACGCTTGGCCGCGGCTGTGGCCTTTTCGGCGATTTTGCGCTGGAGTTGGTGAAGTCGGTCGAAATCGGTAACAACCGACTGCCCGTTGGTCATGCGGCTGCGCACCCACAAGAGGGCGCGGTCGGTTTCGTCGAGAAGGCCAGGACCTTCCTTGCCGGACACGATCTGGTTGACGCCCGGCGCCACTTCGTCGTCAATCGCCTGAATGACCCGAGATACGTCAATAGGACCAGCCTCGGCGCGCGCCTGTCCATAGAGGACATCGGCGCTGGCCTTGCGCGCCGCGGTCATCTTTTTCAGCGTCTCATAGACGTTTGGGCGCTCGCCAAGGCTGGCATCAAATGCGGAGGCTATCCGGTCTCCGGCATTGGCCGCCCTGTCCTTGAGCGCCCCGATAACAGCCGGACGAGCCGGGTTGTCGCTCTGAGCAAGTTGCTCCGCTCGCAGCCGCAGCGATTCCGCCGTGTCGGCAAGCATGCCCTCGGGGCCGAGCTTGTCGAGCCGCGCTTGGATTTCAGGCATGGTCAGCCCTTCGGCCGCGAGATCGTTGGTCAGTTGCTGAATGGTGCGGGAACCGAACTGCGAACCGCGATTGGCAAAAAGATCGGCAACCTTGCTCGCGCCCTTCCCGATCAGGCGGCCGGCATAAGGCGCCACAGCGCCAACACCGGCGCCAACGCCAGCCCCGACCAAAGCCGCGGTCGGGTCGCCTTCGCTGCGAACCGCAGCATCAGCGCCGCCGAGCGCGCCGCCACTAATCGACCCCATGATGGCGCGCTCGGCAAGCGGCGCCTTGGACACGCCAAAAGCAGCCGGTGCGGCGGCGACCAGTGGCGCCGTGCCCAGGATCGCACCACCGACATTTCCTGCGGTTGAAGCGACCGGATGCTCGGCTGCGTAATTCGTATCCATGGCGTTCTGGATTGCGAGCGACTTGTCATATCGCTCGCCCCAGCTTTCGCCCTTTTGAGCAATGTCGTTCGGGCTGCGCGGCAGCATCCATTCAACGGCAGGAGCAAGCGTTGCGTTGGTCGCCGCTTCCATTTTGTTGAGCAAACCGCCCACAACGGGCACTCCGGTCGCGACCGAACGCATGACATTGTTCGGAGAAATGGTCGTGTCCGTCGTGGCGCCATCAGGAACTGGAAGCCCGAATGCCCGCAGCACAGCCGGGTCCGTCACCGGCTTTCCGGGCGACGCCTGAAACTGTTTCAGGATATTCGGGTCTGTGACGCGCTGTCCGACCGAGGTCATGGCGTTTCCTCGAAAATCTCATTCGGCTTGGTCGGATCGGGCATGACATAGGTCTTGCCATTGATCGTCTTGCGGATCGGGCCGAGATTGCTGGTCTTGTCGCCGATGACGCCGAAGGCTCGCAGGTACTTCTCGGGCGGATTGACGCTGTTGAAGTAGGCCGCGGCGCCGGTAATGTCGCCGTTGGTCTGCTGCACCCATTTGCCGAGGAACTCGTAATAGTCAGCCTGGCGCTGCGCCGCAGCCTCAATTCCCTTGGTGATCTTGGCAAAGCCGTCCGGCGTGTTGTCGCCGCTCGGAACGGCGGACAGTGCCGTACCGACGATCTGTGCGGCTTCGTTGCCCATCGACCGCGACAGCTCAAAGCCGAGGCGGGTCGAAAGCTTGTTAAGGTCTTCGATGGAGCCAATCGTCTCTGGGTCGATAGGACTGGCGCCCACGGTTGCCAGGGCAGCATTCAGGTGTTTGACGATGCCGGCACGCGCCGAGAGGCCAGCACCCTGGTTGAGGATGCCCGTGGTCGGCAAATCCTTGACCAACTCGCGCATCTGCGAAAGCTGCATCATGGTGCCTTGCGACGCCTCATAGTTCAGGCGAGAGCGATCCATTTCGCTCTTGGTCTGATCCGAAGCAATCTGGCGGCCCATATCGCTGATGAGCATTCCGTTGATCGGAATATTGGGCGGCGGATCCTTGACAAAGGTGTCGGACTGCGCCGCTTCCTTGATCTGCTCCGGCGTGGACGGCGCACTTTCCGGACGGCCGGCCAGCGCTGCGGCGTTTTCTGCCGTGCCGCCGGTGACCGCGCCCGTGTCGAGCCTGTTGAACGGCGTGAGCTTGACCTCGCCCGGCTTCATCACGTCGCGGGTCATCACGCCAACCGGGGTCATTTCGGTCGGGAACTGAGCCGCCTGCGTGGCGACCTTGGTCTGCGCCGTCTGTGCCGTCTGCTGAGCAATCTCGGCCTGCAACCGCTTCGTGTCGTTGAGAAGCTGCTGAGCCGCGATATCGACGCGCTTGCCCTCGAGGCCGAGCTGACCCTGCTGAATCGAGCTTTCGCGCGCCTGATCCTTGCGTTTGCGCCACTCTTCCAGGCCCTGCAAGCCGCCAGTGCCGACATTGTTGGCGAAGTTACCGGACGTGCCGGCCATCATGCCAAGGCCCGCCGCGAGGAGTGACGCGCGCAGATCGTCGGAAGGGTTCTTGAGGCTGTCGAGCCCTTTCCATGCGGTGCCGGAGCCAAAGACGACGGGCGTCGGCCGCAAGATGCCATCGGCGTCCGGGGCCGCCTGAGCGCTGGTAGGCGCGTTGATGACGCCAGAGGCGGGGCTAGTCTGCGCAGATCCGCCCATGTCTTCTCCATAAGCAAACATGGTCGGGTTGTTAGCCCCGCCGATCGCAGAATAGATCATGGATTCCGGATAAAGTTCACCCGCCTGCCCATGTTCCTGCGTGATCAAGGCGCGCATAAACTTGGCAGCCGATTCGGGGTCTGTAAAATTGATGTCGTCGTTGGGGCCGATGCCCGCAGCTCGCGCGACGTTTATGGCCGCCTGCCGGTTGCCCGGCGTCCAACCGCCTTGGCCAGCGATGATGTCCATGGCGGTGCGCTTACCGCCGGCATACTTTTTGTCCAGCAGGCTATACATTGCGGCCATTCCGGCCTCGGGAGAGGCAAAAACCGCCTGAGGGTCGCCCTGGTCCGTGTTCTGGGACGGCCCAACGATACCGGGATAGTCGAGCGTCGGCAGGTACTTGATGTTGCCGGGGTTGTTGTTTCGCATGCCAGCAGGCAGCGTCGCTCGACGCGACTGATCAGCAAGAATGCCCATCAGCGGGTCGGCGTCCCGATTCGGCACCGCCGCGACAGGCAGCGAGCGCACTTCGACCGGAGGCGCAAGCGGCTTTGCGATCACACCTTCCCCGTTGCTCGGCGCGACGACGCCGGGAGCCTCGAAAGGAACGACATTGGCTTTGACGGGGAAGGCTTCGGTCTTGACCGCCTGCCGGACAGGCAGCGACGCAGGCACGACACCTGCAACGCCGCTACCGGCCGCGCCAGCCATGACAGGGGTGATAACGGCCGGCGTCGGCTCTGGCATCGTCAACGGCTTCGCGCCAAGCGTGTCGGCAGCCCAGCGGGCGTCGAACTCACGATTGGACATCGGCAGGTCAAGCGTCTTTGCCCCTGCGGTATCGGAGGCAAAGCGATCGTTGAACTCCGCCGGGGACGGCGGAATGATGAACTGCTTTGCCTTGGCCGTATCAGCCGCAAAACGATCGTCAAATTCCGCAGGCGAAGGCGGGATGATCAGCGGACGCGCGTTGGCCGTGGCTGCATTGAAACGATCGTCAAACTGCTTCGGCGTCGGAGGAATGATCAACTCGCGCGCGCCAGCCGTGTCGGCAGCAAACCGATCGTCAAAAGCATTGACGGGCGTCACGCGCGGCCGAAACAGGTTGCCGAGAATGCCGGATAGGCCGCCGAGCGCGCCGCCGGCCGCGTATGCGGGGAGGATGCCTTCATTGTCGTTAGCGACATACCCGCCATCAGCAAAAGTTTCGCCCTGACCAACCGGGACGAGACCCGCCAGATTGCTGCGCTGCGTTGTCGAAAGCTTCGGGAACCAGCTTTCGGGGCCGCCAACCGGCAGCCCGGGCGAGTCGACGCCGCCGCCTGCGATCGGCAGGATGCCGGAGCCCTTCGATACGGATCGAGCACCCGCAACCGTGGTCGGCAGGTTCTCGAGATATCCTTTGAGCAGCTTCTCCTTGTCGTCCAGGCCCTTGCCCGAAATGTCCGTGGTGTAGGGGATGCCTTCCGGGATGATGCCGCCCGTCGCCCGGCGCGGGCGTTCCGCGCCCTCGGTGGCAAGGTCATAGTCGACGGTCTTGTAGCCGGCGCGCTCGCCGACGGCATCGGGATGGTCTTGTTCGACCTCCTGCGCCATCAAGCCAATGTGGGTTTCGGGCTCGCCCTTGTAGCGGAACTTGTAGATGGTCTGGCCATCGAACGTTTCGCCGACGGGGATGACGCCCTCTTTCAGGCGGCGATCCGACCACGGGATAACGCTTGCGAGAGACAGAGCCCCGCCGAGGATGGCCGAACCGGTGTTGCCAGACGGTTGCGTACTCTTCTGCGAATAGCCGACCGTCGAGCCGAGGCCCTGCAGGATGTTGGCAAGCCAGCCCTGCGACTGGAACGGATAGCTCCGTTCAGCCTGGTACTGGCCATAGTTGAAGCCCTGCTGCTGATTGCCGGCCTCGAGCTGCGCCTGCGTCTGGGCAAGGTTGCCCTGAAGCTGGTTGGCGCCGAGCGTGCCGAGCGTGCCGGCCTGGGCATTGTAATTGCCGGCGGCCTGAAGCATGGCGGCCTTGTCGTTCTGCGCCGCGCCGAGCGCCGTCGAATAGCCCTGATTGCGCAGATCGGCAATGGTCTGGTTGGCGGCAAGATCCTGAGCACGCGCGAGCTGCGCCTGAGCGACGCCGACACGATCGCCGCCAAACGCGCCCTTGGCGATGGCGTTGCCGATGACGCCCTGCTGCTGCTGAGCGTTCTGTTCGGCAATGTTGGCCATCGTCGCGTTGACGACGCTATCGGTGTAGGGCGACATGTACTTGCCGACCGTCTGGTAGGTCGGCGTCATGGCCTGCGCATTGGCGTTTGCGGCCTGCTGGACATTGCCGGCTGCCGCGTCGTACCAGTTGTTGGCGCTCCCAAAGAGGTCGCCGATGTTCTTGTAGGCTGTCTGCTGGTCTTGCTCGAAGCCGCCGGTATAGGGGACGAACGGCTGGGCAGCAGTTTTCTGCGCCTGACCAAGCATGTCATTGTAGGCGAGCTGAAAGTTCGCCGGCAGCTTCTGCTCGGATGTCGAGGTGGAGTTCTTGCTACCCATTGACGGTCTACCTGTCCTTGTCCCAGGCCGTTTCGCCGAGGAAATGACGGTTGTGGACGAAGTAAGCCCCGGCCTTTTCGAGACTGCGCTCGTAAAGACGGATCTTGGCTTCGGTGCGGTGGTTGCTGACGATGCCGACCATCAGCGGGACTTTCATCTGATCCGAGCAGTGCTTCGCAAACGCGATAAGCTGCTTGGCATAGTCAGACCGGCGATGCTCCGGCCGTACGAAATTCCACGACTCGTTCAGGAAGAACGCGTCCGAATAGTAAGGCTGGTCAAAGGCTAGATAGATGCTCGCAACCGGCGCCCCAACATCGCCGATGACGCCAATGATGGCGCCCTGCTTGTCGTAATAGCGTCGCAGGAACTGCTCAACGCGGCGGCGAGAAAGTGGGAAGAGCCCGTTCTCGTCGTGCAGTTCCGCGATCATGGACACAATGCCGTCCGCGTCCGCCGGCTCGGCGAAACGGACGATGGTCGGGTTATCGATCAACGCACAGGCCCCGGCAGTTTCGAAAGGGTCTTGATGGCTTCCTTGCGCGCGTTCAGCACGAAATGGCGCATGATCTGCATTCCGCGCTTGGTGTCACCGCCGCCCAAAGAGGTGACGACCTCGGGCGGGACCACATATTCGCCGCCCGCCGCCACGATCGGAACGGCGCCTCCCTTGGCGCGCTGCGGGACGCCTTGCGGCTTGGCGAACATGCGCTCGAGAACCTTCATTCCGGCCAGGGTGTTGCCTTCGCCAAGGGACGATACGACATCGGCGGGGATGACGAAGCTTTCGCCGGGCACATCAAGCGGAATATGGTCCGTTCGCCCCGCAACATGCGAGACGATCGCACCTTCATGCGGCTTCTCCTGCGCCATGCGAAGCGCAGCATCAATGGCCTGTTTGGACATCGGGAGCCTTATGGCTTGTAGAGAGGAATCTTGTAGGGCTGCCCCTCAACGGTCACGTTGAGATAGGCCTCGACATCGGTCGGCGGGGTAATCGCGCCCCCCGTCGCCGTGGTCGATGTGCCGCCCGAAATGTTCGGAAGGCTGTTTTTGACCGCCTTTGCCAGGCCGGAAATCTCGACCACGGCGTTTTTCAGCGCCGTGACCAGATCGTTGACATTGGCCATCAGCGCGCTCCATCCGCTGCGCCACGGTACCGGAAGCGGCCGAGGCGCCACCATGTTCCGATATCGTTGGATGAGAATGTGAACCGGACCATGCGTCCGCGGACGCGCGTATTGGCCCAGCGCGACGCCGAGGTGAAGGTATACGGCCCCTTGGGCAGCACGCTTGCCAGATCGGGCCAATTGGCCGTCTCGACCAGCACATCGACGCGCGCGCTCGATGCCTCCGGCTCGACGCTGCGATAACCGTATTTGAAATCGGGCATAAGCAGATCGACGAAAGTCGACATCTGACCGTCCGAGATCATGATCCAGCCGGTGCGAATGGATGGCTCCATTGCAGCGCCGTTGGCGTCTGGGCTGACCTCGTGCTGGAAGATTTGCCCCGTCGGCGTCCCTCCGATTGGATAGCCAAGGACGGAGGTGTCGATCCACGCCGAACGCGCCAGCCGTCCAAAGTCCCAGACCTGTTCCTTCAGGTTGAACTTGACATAGCGATCGATCTCACCAGTGCCGCCGGAAAGCGACGGGTAGTAGAACGCCACCTCGTCAAATACCGAATTGGCCGCAGCGACGCATTTCGAGGCGTTGTCAAGATCGATGTCCTGGAACACGTAGTCCCAGACCGGACAGACCATCGGAACAACCGCTCCACCATTCAGTGTGAAGAAATTGCCCCGGCTCATCCAGAAGACTTGGCCATTGATCGTGGCGCAGGCATGCATGCCGATGAGACCGCATCCGTCGCCGATCTTGTTGAAGCCAAAGACGAACTGCTCGCCGACATACATCATCGACCAAAGGCCGATGTCGGTCCAGAACAGCGCCTGTTGCGAGGTTTGAAGCGCTCCGATGATTTCGGATCCTTCGGGGATGCGGTAGCCGCCGGCCTGGTTTGTCGTGGTCGGAGTGAAATCGGTATAGTCGCTGACATTCGACCAGCGGATATAGAGCGGGTCTTGCGCCCCGGTCGAGGCAACGGTCGTTCCCCAGCAGACAAGGATCTGCTGCGGCATCGCGACAAAGATGCCGTTGTTGTAGCGAGGTGCGGTCGTGACGATCGAAGCGGTGCCATAGCCGGAGCTAGGCGTCCACTGATATAGCGCGCCACCCTTGGGACAGGCCAGCATGATCTGCCCCCAATTGTCGATCGACCAGTTTGTGGTGGTGATCGGCGTTCCGGGCGTGGTTGGCGTCGGTGTGCCGAGACCCCATGCGCCTTCGCCCCAGTCGCCTAGACCCCAGCCACCGCCGGCCGTAATCGGCCCCTTGGCGATCCAAAACTGAAAGTAGACGTTTCCGCCGTTCATCGTCTCGGTGGCTGTCGAGGACGCGACGGTCTGAGCAATGAAGTGGAACTCGTCTGCCGAGGGAACGGTATAGACCGTGTAAAGGCCCTGGATGGTTATGCCGCCGACCGTCGTCGGTATCTCGAAATAGACTTCCTGCCCAACGGACAGGCCGTGATCCGGAAAGGTGACCGTCACCTCTGATGTTCCGGACGACGCATCGAACACCGGCAGATCGCCGCCAGCAGCCACTGTGGCCGACGCGTTCGATGCAGCAAGGATGGTGAACAGGTCGACGCTCGCCGCCGAGTTGATCGGGTAGAGCCCCTTGAGAATGAGGCCGCCGACGCTGACGGGCGTCGCGATATAGACGGAGTCAAACTGGGTCAGAGCCGAGCCGGTGGCATCGACCGCAACCGCATTGGACCCATTAGTGGTCGAGAAGCTGGGAGCCTGCTCGATCACGCGATACTGCGGCGTGAGGTCCTGATAATTGGACTGCGGGATCGGCCCCTGATCCTCGACGACAATCAGGTTTTCCTCGGCCCCAACGCCAAGCCAGCGCGCCGACGACAGATCCTGCCAGGCGTGCAGACACCGAATGGGAGAGGCCAGCGTCGCGGTCGTATAAGCCGCCCACCCCCCGAGTTTTTCGGGCATGCCGTCGCGAAACCGGATCAGGTTCGCGTCGTCATAGCTGCCCTGGTTGAGCATGGGCGTGTAATCGGCATTGACGCCGGGTTTGAGAACGAGGCTCTGAAATGCCATCAGACCCTCGCCGGCCGCGCGACCGGGTTCGGCTGCGCCGAGGTCCAGCCCTCCGCCTGAAACTTCTTGCGGAATTCCCATGCCGCAGCGCTGTTGAGCAGCTTCGAATATTCCTGCTCCCAAGACACCGCCATCTGCGGGTCGGACGACTGTGCGCCGTAGTTCTTTTGAACACCGCCGGTCGCAAACACCATGGACGCCGCCATAAACAGGTCCGGCAAATAGGTGGTCAGCGGCGTGGTCGAGTTCGTCTCAGACAGCGGAACCGGCGTGCTCGTCCCTATGACTTCGATCTGATAGGCACCATTGGGCGTCGGCCCGACAATGGCCGTCGTGTCATTGATGAGCGCCACGACTTGCGGGACGCCCGTCGTCCCGCTCGAGCGCCACACCCAATCGACGTAGTCGCGCGTCTGCATGGTGAGCGGCACGCGCGTTCCATCATCGGGGTTGACGATTCCGGCCGGCGTAATGATGTTGATGCCCTCAATCACGGTTACTGCGGTAGAGGGCAAGGAGATCGTGCGGGAACCCGCATTGGTCGTCTGGCTTGCGTCCCTGACTTCGGCCGCAAGCATGTCGAGTTCGCGATAGCATCGCCCTTCGGCGTAAGCGATGATGCTCGGCAGGATCTGAACAAACTCTGGCTGCGTTGGGTCTTGCTGCGCCAGGAGATTGGCAAGGCTGGCGACGTAGCTTGTATAGTCCATCGCCATCGGTCAGACCTTGATGATATAGTTCATCATGAGCGTAGGCGGCATCTTGTTGACCGCCGCTGGTGATCCAGACCCGGTGGTGTGAAAATGCGTGATACTCTCGTTGCCCGTATTGATTGGAGCACTTGTACCGGCGAACGGCGCATAGACCGCGACCCCGCCACCGGAAACACCCAGCGGCAATGTGTTAAGCGGAACACTATGACTATGCCCGACATTTTCGGAGCTAGTAGAAATGGACGGAATATTGCCAGATGCAAGTGTCACGTTCTGAGCGCCGCCGGTGGCGCCGAGTGTCGTTCCGCCAATTCCTGACCCACCTGATGTGATGCGCCCTGCGGATGCGCCGCCCATGTTGTCTAGGCCAAAACTTGTTCGCCCGCGAAGATCTGGCACATTAAACGTGGTCGTCCCGTTGCCGGCGCCGTAAGTCGTGCCGATTGCTGCATATAGCCTTGCATAGAGCGTTCGGCTGAGGGTTTGCCCAGCGCAAAGAACATAGCCTCCCGAAGGAACGCTTGCTCCTGCGAATGCGAAGACCGTTCCGGCCGGTATTTCCGTTCCGGCTACAAATATTCCGCCGCTGTTGTTGATGACTGCAAGCGACTGGGATGACGCAACACTGACGGTCGCGCCCCCCCCTGACCTCGCCAATAAAATGTCGGTACCGGCCAGGTTGTTGTAAACAATGAAATAGCCGCCGCTCGCCGGGAACGTTACCGTCGGCCTCGCAGAAACTGTCCCACCAAATGACAAGCCGAGGTTATTGCACTGGCTGTCTGTAAGGGACACACTACCAGACAGCGTGATGTTCGCAATTGACCCAAGGTTTGCGTCGATCAGCTCGAGATTTGCGTTGGTCTTGTCGCCCCAGACATTCGTGTCCTCGCCGGTGGCCATGAGTTCATAGCCCTTGTTGGGCGAATAGGTCGACGGCATAGCAGGATTCCTAGGCGATGACCGCGATGAGTTCTTCGCCGGTGTCCGTCACCAGCGTTTGGTCCGCGCTGGTCACGAGAACCTGGAACTCGTCGGGCGTGTCGATATAGACGAACTGGGGCCGCGGATCGAAGACAGGCGCGGGATCTGGCGGGAGAATGCGCGGCTTAAGCTGCGGCTGCGGGATATCGAGACAGGGCCGGCAGACCTTGAACCGGGTGTTTTGCAGCACCGGGCCTGCATATTGATACTGCCATTGCAGGTCGACGAGGTTATACCAGAACCCGCACCTGTCGCAGACGGCAAAGGCCTGCGGATTGTCGGGATCGACATTCGCCCGCCCGTGGAAGCGCCAGGACATGGCGTGCCCTCCTAGCGGTAATAGCCGCCGAGCTGAGGCCCGATGAAGAGCGGCACATTCTCGACGTTCTGGGTGGCGGCGCGGGTCCATGACCGCTCGGCAAGCGCGTCAAGCATGACATGCTTGTCCGGCATGTAGATCAGTGCCATCCGGCTCGCGAGCCCATAGGCGAAGGCCTCCATCCAGAGAAGCGGAATGTCGAGAGTCTGCGCACCGGACATCGCCGCGTCTTGGATCTGGACGCAGCGGTAGTAGCGCAACTCATAAACGCCCTCTCCGTTGGGGACCGGCCACAGCGTGATGGTGGGGGCGAGCTGACGATCAAACCAGAACGTCGTCGGCGCGCCTTCAAGGCCCTTATTCGGATAGCTCGCATATTCGGTGCGGCTTACCGGCCAAATGATGCGATCGGCCACTGACCCAGAGTCGTTGGTCCAGCGAACGAACGCGTCCAGCACCATGATGGTCTTGGGGTCGACATTGTAGGTTCGCACGCCAGGCACGAGCGTCTGGACAACTTCATCGACAGTCCAGAGATTGGGCGTTTCATTGCCCCACGCCTGCAGCATCACGTTCATTGCCATATTGGCATTGACGAGATGCTCTTGCAGGATCTCCGTACGCCGGATGCCACAAAGCGAAAATGCATAGGTGACAAGATCGGCGTTGGCCGGGGAAAAGGCGTAAGTGCCGGAGGTCGTCATGCCGACATCTGGATCGCAGGCACGAGCTTGAACTGGACCGGATTGGAGCCGGTGATCGAAGTCACATTCAGCCGCACGGCCTGAACCGGCATGGACATGACGCCCTCGGTCGTCGTCGTGATTGCCGTCGAGGCGACCCAGACCGGCGTCACGCTGGGATCGTCGATCCGGTCAAGCGTGTGGTCGAGGGTCAGCGACCCGGTCGTGCCGGATGGGAAATAGACCAGATAGCCTATCTGAAACGGAGACACGCGGAAATCGACTGCGATGGGTGTCTGAGCGCCAGTCGTGCCGGCCGCGTAAGAGACTGAAACGGGGTTCATGGGTCGGCGCCTGTCGCGAGAGAGAGGAAGCGCCGGGGCAGTATAAGCCGCCCCGGCTGGTATTCAGGCGTTAGCCGCCGATGCGGTCGGTGACGCGAGCCGCGCTCGAAAGCGGAGCGGCATCGGCGCCGACACGGCCGCCCATCTTGCGGCCGGGGCGATCCAGCCGCATGCGCGTCTTGCCGCCTTCGATCTTTTCGCCCTTCTTCTCGACAGGGCCGCCGTGCTTGCGCTCCTTGGCTTCCTTGACGACGTTGGACTCGGCGCCGGCATAAACGTCTTTCGGCGACGGATCGGACGGCACCACGCCGCCGTTCTTCTTGTGACGGATCTTGGACATGGGACCTCCTAGAAGTCGCTGTACTGGGTGACGCCAAACAGTCCCGAGCTGGAACTGATATTGGCAACGCTGGGAGAGACGGTGATGGCGAGACGGCGAGCGTTGTTCGATGCCGTCTGCAGGGCATAGGTGCCGCGGACATCGCCAGTCGTGGCGGTCGCCGTCGTGGTAACGGCGGCGGTGAACCCCGTCGAGGCTGTGATCCACGCATCGGCCATGCTGATCTGCGTTTCCGACACATAGTCGGCGCGGATCGGAAGGCCGATGATATCGGTGACGCCAGCGGTCACCGCAGCGCCGGCAAGAGTGCCGCCCGGCGTGATGCTCACGATGTACTTGAACGCCTTGGCGCCGCGCGCGATCGTGGTGTTGGCGCCGGTGATCGTTTCCGTCATCGGATAGCCATAAATGTCATAGCCGCGGACGGTGAACGTCGCGGCCGAATCGTCACCAGCCGAGGTGATCGACACGGCGCGCGCGATCATGGTGGCCGGATTCCACAGCCAGACAGGACCGCCAGTGCCGGACGGGCCAGAGCCGAACTTGACCTGCGTCACGGCGCCGTCGATGGCGCGAAGGCCGGTCACGGTTGCGCCGGTGTCGGCACGCGTGATCGACACGCCGACGGTAATGCCGGCGCCGGTCGACGATACGAGCGTCAGGGCCGTGCCGTCGACAGGCGTCTGCGAAGCCGCCAGATTGGCCGCGGCGATCGTGGACGGGACCTGGTTGATGGCCTTGATGAAGTTCCCCATCAGGAAGCCATAGACCGGCTCGTCAGCGCCGATGCCTGGCTTGTACATGTAGGGAACGCGGGGATCCATCAGGCCGGTGCCCTGATCGAACAGGGACGGGCCACGATCGGAATTGTAGTCGGGAGAGGTCGACGCGCTGGCGGGGATGCCGCCGAACACGACGAGGGGGCCACTATGCGCGGTGATAGCCATGGGCGCCCTCCCCTCGAATGAGGATGGTGTTCATGATGATGTCCTGTGTTTCGGCGACGAAAGCGCGAACGAAGCGCCGGGCCATCGTAATGACAGCCCGGCGCCTGCGGCTTACTGCGTGGGGAACGAGCCCCAGATCGACCGCCAGTCGTAATAGCCGAACGAGTAGCGCTCGTAGCCCTTGACCAGCAGGTTGTCGGTCGTGAAGTCCGTCTCCATGTCCATCTCGAACGGCACGCGGTTGAGGTACAGCAGGCCGGGGATATTGGTCAGGAGGAACCAGGCATAATTGCTGGTCATGAACTCGGACACGACATAGCCGTCCGGCAGGCCGCCCGACGTGGCGAGGATCGCATTCACGTCGTTGTCGCCGGTGCCAGGGCGCAGTTCCGACTTCGTCAGGCGGATCGCGACCGGCTCGAGCGCATTCGGGACCACGAGCTTGCGCGCGCGGGCGAACACCTTGAGGCCGGCGTTGTCCTTGAACGTCGTCGGAATGGTGGTCATGGCGTTCAGAAGCGTGGCTTCCGAAAGGTCCACATCCACCGCGGGACGGTTGGCGACCGTGGTGCCGTCGATCGGGTGATCGGTGGCGCAAAGGGCCTTGCCGTCGCCGCCGACCGACGCATTGTAGGTCGTAGCCGTGTTCAGGACGTTGAACGCGTAGATTTCCTTGGTCTGGGCAAAGGACTGCTGCAGGCCGAGGTTCGACGGCTGGAACTGGGTCTTGTACAGGTTGTCGTCGATGGCCTTGCGCGTGATGGCGTAGCCAAGGGCGATTTCCAAGTGTTCCTGGTTGTAGACGAAGCGCTCGCCGGCGTTGTTGTCGAACGCAGTCTGGCCACCTTCCGTCTTGAGCTGGGCAAGGCCCAGGTAGCGCATCGAAGCGGTGCGCTCGACGGCCATGTTGGAGTTGCCGCGCTCGAAGACCTTATCCCAGCGAGACGGGATCTGGTCATACTTGCCGACGACGCCGCGAAGGCCGGGAAGGAGGAGGTCGCGGATTGATGCGAGATTGACAGCCATATCTCAACCTCCCTTAAATGCCGGTCAGCGACTTGGTGTCGACGTTGTTGAAGGCAACGAGGACCCAGTTGTACGCGGACGTGCTGTCAGTGCCGGGGCCACCCGGCGGGTTTTCGATGAGACCGACGATGCGGAAGGGCAGCGTCGCCGTCGTGTTCACGGTCGTCTGGTTGACATAGGCACCGGAAATGCCGGTGACCGTCGAGCCAGTGCCGACAGCGAAATTGACGTTGGCGCCGATGTCCGCGAACACGATGCCGGTCGAGGACGAGCCGCCGACCTGCGCGACGAACTGCGCGTTGGGGTCGTTGACGATATAGGCCTCGACATCGCCAGTCGCGCCCGAGCCGGGCCAGAACGGGCTCCAGACCGTGCGCTGCAGGGCCGTCGACAGATACTTGCAGCCGACGAAAATGCCGGCGATCTGCGTGGTGCCCGGCGAGGACTGTGCGATATAGCCGGTGCTGAGGGTGGTAACCGGGTCTCCGGCGAAAATCGCGGTTGCGTTATCCGACGCGATCTTGCGAACACGCTGTTCGTAAGTCGGGGCAGAGCCATTGCCGCGATTCTGGGAGAACCCGAACGGTGCGAAGGTATTAGCCATCGCTCATCTCCATTGACGGGTGCCCTACTGACCGGCGCGGCCATTCGGGAGGGTGCAAACCAGAGCGGCGCGCTCCGGCTGTTTCAATAGCGGGCTCAGTCGATCGTGACCGGGCCGACGCTGTGTTTGAGGCGGCCGCCAGCGCGGTCGAGCTGACCGACGGGCGTTTCGCCGAGCTTCGCCCTGTTCGCCCTGACTTCGCCGGTGGCGCGGGCGTGGTCCTCGGAACGGGCCTCTTCCGTGAGGTAGGCCGGGCGCTCCATCAGGATGCAGTCATCGCGGCGGATCGCCTCGTGATCGGCGACGCCAGGATTGCGAAGATCGGGGTGGCGATCGGCCGTGACCGGAAGCCAGCCCTGTTCGCGAAGCTGCATGTCATAGACCTTGTCCGGCATGCCGCGGATCGTCTCGCGCTTCCATTCATAGGTCGTGCCTTCGGGGATCATCTCCGGGGCGATGTAGAAGCGATCGGGCGAGACGTCGCCCTTGAACTTGCGAACGCGGCGCTCGGTGCCGGCGCGGATCGGAGAACGGGGCGTCACGCCCTCGGCGGCGGTGTCGGTCATGGTCTGGTCTTCCGTTTCGATGATCGGGTTCTTGCGCGGCCTGCCAGGCCCTCGCTTGGGCTCAGTGGCGTGCATTGCCGATCTCTCCGGATCGCAGCAGATCAAGCTTCTGACGCGCGTATTCGGCATCGCTCAGGCCAGAAAAACGTGCGGCTTCCCGTTCTTTGGCCGACAATGAAACCTGCGTGACGCTCCCGCCGCCGGTTGCTCCACGGCTCACAGGAGCTGCCGTAGCCGCCTGAGACGGCTGCCGGCGCTCAGGCTCGGGCGCGCGCTGACGAAGCCCCATGCGCTCTTCCAGCCGCTCGTAATAGGCGTCCGTGTTTGGCGCGATGCCGTCCGACAGGGCGCTGTAGTGTGCGCGCTCGAGCTGCGACCGCTTGCCTTCGTCCGTCACGAGATCCCTGTGCGAGCGAAGCCAGTCCTGCGCCCGCGGGGCCAGCGTCGACACATAGGCCTCAAACGGATCATCCGCCTGCCGCGGCGCGCTGCGAGCGTTGGCAATCTCGGATTCGAGCGCTGCCTTGCCCTCGTTCATGCGCTGCATGCGCGTGGCATGCTCGGACAGCTTGTACTGAGCCTCCGAGACGCCATCGAGGTCGCCGGCCTCATACGCGCGCTTCAGAAAGGCTTTGGTCTCATTGATCTGCGCCTTCTCGACCTCGATCGCCTTCGCAATCGTGGCCACGCGGCTGTCAGCAAGGCCTGCATTGGCCTGCTGGCGCTCCTCCTCGGCACGGCGGCGCTTGTCCGCCTCTTCTTCGGCGCGAGCCTCTGCCGCGGCCTGGGCCTTGGCGGCGTCCTCAGCCGCCTTGCGCGCGGCCTCAAGCTGCTCCTGCAGCGTCGGCTCGGCTTTTGCTTCGGTCGCAGCCCCGCCGTCGGAGCCGGCCTCGGCGCCATCGGCCGGGACGACAACGATCTCGTCGTCGTCGATCACGATCGGATCGGTTTCGGTGGTCATGCCCGCGCCCTCAATAGATCATGGCGGGGTCGGAGACCTTCGCCTTCAGGTGAACGTCTTCGACGACCCGGCACCGGACGCCGTTCACGTCGAGCGGGAAACCGTCAGAGGTCTTGAACACGACCCAGTCGCCGAGGCTCACGTCCTGCCCCTTGAAGGCAACGCTGCCGTCGTCGACAAAGGCGGTCGGACCCTTCTTTAGCACCACGGCCACCTTGCCCTGCCAACGGTCTTCATCCTGCGTCTTGCTGGTCAGGATGATGCCGCCCTTGGTTTTCTCGGGCCGGATCCAGATGCCAACCAGGATCTGGTTGTTGAACAGCTCGATTGCGGATAGATCGCCTACCCCCGCGCGGATTTCGTCCAGCGTGGACTGCGGTTTGTCTTCAGCCATCAATTCACCTTCCTAGGATGTCCTTCTCGTGCTGCCGTTCGATATCCTGCAGAATAGCCAGCGCCATCCGGAGGCCAGCGAGGCGTCCAATGGCGTTCTTGTACTCGTCGAATGTCGCGTAGGGGCCGCTCAGGATAGTTGCCGACAGGCTGTCGCTTTCCTCGTTGGCACGTTTTTTGAACGTGGCGAGGATATCCGTCGCGTTGCCGATCACGGCTTGGCGTTCTTGCCGTATTTGGCAATCTTCTCAAGCCGGCCTTCGCCCGACTGAGCGCCGTTTTCCATTTTGACAAAACCGCCGTTCTTGTAGGCCAGGCCGCCATTGGCGCGCATGCCGGGAGGCGGCATCATCGGATTGGGTGCAGCCGGACCAGCGCCAGCGGGAAGCGGCGGCATAGGCCCGGCTGCGGCCGGCGGAGAGGGCGTCGCCGGCATCGGAGGAGGCTGAGCAGCGCCACCAGGCGCCACGATCACATTGACGGTCGTCGCCTTGCCCTTGACGGCTCCGCCATTCTTGTAGGCCTTGCGGTCGAGACGCGGCTTGGGCTTCTTGCCGTCGACATCGTTCACCGACTTGCCATCGCGCGTGAAATCGTCGGCATAGCCGCCCTTGGCCTTGCCCTGCGTGCCATCAGCGCCGGGAAGAACCTTGCCCTCGCCACGGCCGGCGGTGTCGCGATCCATCTTGCGCTCTTCCTCGAGCGCCCGGATGACGCCGCCGGCGCGGTAGCGCTCGCGCTTGTCGTCCGCCATGGTCTTGGCGCAGGCTTTCAGGCTCTTGAAGGTTTCGGCCATTGGTGAGGCTCCGTGGTCAGCCCTGACCAAGCACGGTGCGCCTGGCGCGCTCCGCCTCGTCGAGCCCTTGAGGGTGGGAGATGATGTCTCGCAGCGTTTCCATCTCTGCGAGCCGTTCATCGGATGCGATCTGTTCGCGCTCGGTCTGCGTCTCGTGCCGCATCTTGTCGCGCTCCAGCTGAAGCGTTTCCATGCGGTGCTGCTGATCGAAATTCAGGTCCTTTTCGCGCAGCTGCAGGTCCTTGCTCTTGAGCGCCAGTTCCGCGGCCTTGCCCATGACCGCAGGGTTAGCCATCGGGTTTTGCTGCTCCGGCGCAAACAGCGTCTCGGGATCGTTGACCCCGATCATGTTGAGGATGCGCTCGTCGACCGCCTTCGCGTTGTACATCGGCGGATTGGCCATTTGCAGCTGCTTGATGGCCATCGCCTTCATCAGGCGGTGCATATGGCTCGGCGTGTTCGGATCGGCCTGCGGAACAATGGATTTGTCGTCCAGCGCGCGGATGAACTCTTCCGCGCTCCACTGCCTGTCCGATTTGGCGACGCTGATCAGCGCTTCCGGGTTTTCGCGGAAGCACTCTTTCAGCAACTGGAACTCTTCCGCTTGAGCCGCATGCAGCCGCTTGTGGACCGCGCCCTCGATTTTGGTCGCCTGCTCGATCAGCGCCAGCGTCGTACCGACCGGCGCATCCTGCCTGCCCTCGGAAATCTGCACCTCGGCAGTCCCGCCGACGCGCTGGGCCGTGCTTGCGACCGAGTCGAGGAACGTCGCGAATGCCGCCGATATGTCCTTGTAGGGCAACGGCATGATCATGTTGCTGATGGGCTGGTTGTTGGTTTCCAGCCCGATGCCGCCGCCCGGCGAGACGCGAAACTCGTTGGTGTTCTGGCGCCCGGTCTGCTTGGCATAGATAAAGCCGGGGAAGTTCGCGAACATCCCGGCGTCGATCGTTTCGCGCCAGCCTGCCGTCAGCGTCATCGCGGCATTGCCCAGTATCTGGACTAGCCCGATGTCATAGAAGCCGATGCCAGGGACGTAGGGGTATTTCACAAACCGGCTTTTCGCCGTGTACGTCTCGTCGCCCTCGTCCCAATTGCGGCGGATTTCGAGGATCTGCCGCGAGTCCTTTTCAATGACGACGCGATAGGGCAGCCCAAGGCCGGTCTTCTCGCCCTTGTCCTTGTGCTCGAAGCCCTCAAGGTCGAGGTCGGTATAACACTCGTAGATCGTGTAATCGCGGTCGCGCTCGTCGGCTTCCGAGGGCCGTACGCCCTGGATGGTCGATTTCTGCATCTCGACCGCGTTCTGAATGTCCGCGTTCGGCGTGATCAGCGCGATATCGCGATAGGCCCCGGCGATCTGCATGCGCTTCAGCACATTCGGCCGCATCTTGATGACATGCGTGACGCGCGGCGCATTGCGCAGATCGGTGACCGCATTCGAGACAATCAGGTCTTCAGCCGCGACCGATTCCGACACCGGCCGGCGACGGATCGGGCAATTGTAGACCTTCTTGAACCCGCAGCCCGAAAAGCCGACCTCGAACAGAAGCCGATCGGTGTCCGGGTAATACTCGGACGCGACCGTGGTCAGGTAGAAGTTCAGGTCCTCTTCCAGAGCCTCGGCGAGCGCGTCGCTCGACCCGTCGGGGCGCAGCTTGTCCGCGACCTTGACCGGGCCATTGGCCGGCAGAAGCTCGCCGCGGGCGTTGGCATTGAACCGCAACACGGCCTCAAGCAGCACCGGATGGCGAACGCGCGACAGGCCGTCGATAGCGACCGAGCCCGACCCGACATCGGCACCAGGCTCTTCCAGCTCAAGGCCCAGAAGCTTCAGGCCCTTGGCTCGGGTTTCCAGCCACTGGCGGCGCGACTCGATATCCGTCTGGATGCCGAGCAAGAGCTGCTCGGCGATGGCGCCCAGCGCACCTGCCGCGACCTTTTCGGCAAGGTTGTCGCCATGCCGGCTCGGCTTGTCGCCGTTGCGCTGCGGCGCGAAGTCGACGATAACGCCGCCGTCTTCCGTCTCGATCGAAAGCGTACCGTCTTCCGAATCCACCCGCACGGCGTCGTTCGGCCCATCCGCCTGGATAAGCACGTCCATTGCCTCGGGCAAAGGCTGCTCAGGCGGCGGCGCAAGGCGCAGCGCGTTAGGGGGGAAGACGCCGGACATGTGCCTGGATTACCAAGCCCAAGTCGAGCTAGGATTGGTCGGCCAGGAATAGACGCTGGCGAGCCATTCGAGCTTGGCCTCTACCAGAGCAAGGCGCTCCTCCAGAGCCTTGTCCGGCGTCGCATCCACAGGCGCAGCGGTTTCCGCCGCCGCAGTGTCCACGGCAGCCTTGTCAGTCTTGGGCATGTTGCTCTCTCCTATATGCCGCCGTAAGGCAGCGCCTTTGGCCGGCCCTTGTAGCGGACCTGTTCCGCTCGCTCGGCGGCGATTTCCGCCTCACGCATCGCCAGCCCGATGCTGCGCAGATGCCGCAGCGCCTGCGTCACGCTGTCGGTCAAATCGTCATGGGCGCCGCGCGGAAAGCTGGCCATTTCGTTCTGGACCATATCGGCCCAGTCCTTGTCCGGCGCGTAGATCATCCCGTCGCTGAACAGGTGCTGCACCGCATAGGCGCGGGCCGTCTTGTCGGCGCCTTTCGGGTCGATCAGCTCGACGCCCCACGGATCGTTCGCATAGAGCCGACGCATTTCCTGCGCGACCGAGATGCCGCTGGCCTTGGATTCAATCAGCAGCCGGTCGACGGAGAACTTGCGACACGACGCGCCGACCTTGACCACAAGGTCATTCAGCCCCAGCCGCGCTTGCCATGCGCCCATGAGGATCAGCTTAGGCAGCCCGTCATCGTGCCGGAACCGCCCCCAGATCGTCAGGGCCGAATAGTCGTTCTCTTCCTTGGTCGTGTAAGCAGGGTCGAGAGACGCGACAACATAATCGCAATTCGGGAACGTCTGCCGCCCGTTTTGGTCCGGCTCCGGGTCCCAGATCTTCCACCAGTCCCGCTTGAAGATGCCGCCGCCGCGGGGCTCCGGCGATTGCTGCAACTGCCCCGCCGCAGCGTAAGGGCCCATTGTCTGTTTCAATTCGGCGACGACTTCCGGCGGGAAGCGCTCCGGGAACAGCAACTCGCCGTCTTCCGTGCGCCAATCCTCGAACCCGATCGATGTCACGCAATGACGCGAGGAGTCGTATTCCATCGGCAGCATTAGATGGTCGTAGCCGAGGTCGTTCGACAAAATGACGCCGGAGGTGTCCTCCTCATGCAGACGCTGCATGATGACGACGATTGGAGATTTATCCGGGTTATTGAGGCGCGTCGGCAGCGATTCCAGAAACAGGAACTTCGCCGTCTCCAGCTCTTTCTTGCTCGCGGCCTTCTTCACCGATAGCGGATCATCAACCAGCACGCGGTCGCCTCGGTCGCCGGTCAGGCTGGTAAACGGCACCGCGACACGCCACCCGCGTTTCGTGTTTTCAAACCTCCTTTGCCCTTCGGATACCAGCTTGACGCGATCACCCCACAGTGCCTGATACCATTCGCTGGTGACCAGGTTCAGCATGCGGCCGGCGTCGCGCTCGGCAAGGCGATGCGAATAGGCCGTGCAGTAGAACCGCTTTGAGGCCATGTTCATCGGCCCCCATTCCCATGCCGGCCAGAACACGCCGGTCAGCAGCGACTTGGAAAAGCCCGGCGGCACATTGATAAGCAGCCGAAGGATTTCCCCGCGCGACACCGCCTCGAGGTGTTCGCAGATCGCGTCGAGAACCCGCCCCTCGATCAGCGGTTGTGCCGGCTCCAGAACTGGCCACGCCCGGCGCGTGAAGCCCATCAGGCTGGTTTCGCTTTCCAGCCGGTCCAGCTCGCGGATGGCCCAATCGGGGTTGGCGAGCGCGTAGCGAACCAGCGCCTCGCGCGCGGTGGCAGAGGGCATTAGCGATGAGCGTCGCCATTATGGCGATCGTTCCAGATATTCGTGTCAGCAGGAACGGACGGAAGCGGATAAACGCCCCACGGCCTGTGTTCCCCGCGCGGCCCATCAGCCGTCTTGATCCCCGGCCTGATGCGCCCCGCGCCGCGCCCATGGATCGCATGCGCCGCCCTGGCAATTGCGTCCCATTCGGCCTTGATGAACAGCCGCAAGATGCCCGGCTGAACGTCGATGTCGAGGCTGTCCTTGATCAGCTTCGCAAGCTCGACCTCGGGGGCGCGAACCGTATCGTCTCCATTACCAGCACACATCCCAAACCTCCGCGCAGCGCGCACGTTCAGACCGCAGCGCGCGGCCCGTTGTGTGATTTCAGTCGGTTAGGTCATGCCCGTTGGTAGGATGAGCAAAATCATTTCTACCGGCTCGGGATGCAGAGGATTTTTATTTCCCGCAATTCCCGCGCCAGCCGGGATTGATTTGAGTAGCCATCCCGTGCGGAGCGGCGGCGACCCAAATGATTCCGGCGATCGAAAGCGCTAATAGCAATACGGGCGCGCATAGCTTAAGTGGGCGCAAAGGACGATCATAAAACGGCAGCAACCCAATGCCAGCAATCAAGGAAAAGACTGAAGCCGTGTAAATGATTGCTGCTAAAGCAACATGCGCTGTCATTCCCCGCCCGCCCGTTTTCCGACCAACTGGCGCAACAGCTCGCGCTCCGCATCGTCCAGATCGGCCAGCGTCTTGGCGACCTCGATCGGGCCGCCGTCCTTGCCGGTGATCTCCTGCTGAACGCGGTCGCGCCACTCGGTCGGATCAGCGTTCTTCAGTGCAAAGATGCGGGACGTGACAGTCGGGCCATCAGGCGCATCGAGCAGATCCGTCTCAAGTTTCAGCACCCGTTTGCCCTTGGCGAGCTTTAACGCGTCGGAAAATTCCGGGTGTTTCTGCGACCAATCGTACATCGTATCGCGGTGGAACCCAAGCGAAGCCGCGGCAGCCGTAAGCGAGAGCCCGGTGGCCATCAGCTCAATCAGCTCGTTTCCCAGTGCGGGCGTATACTCGGAAGGGCGGCCTGCGGGCATTAGTGGTCTCGTTTCATTATTGGCGAGCTCGGCCTCATGCTCGCTCCACCAGGCTGATGCTACTGCGGGATAATCGATGCTTCAGACATAATCCGGCAGCGGATCGCTTGGAGCGCGCTTATGCCAGTCCTGAAAGCTGACTATGAGCTTGAACCCGAACGGAAGCCAGTAATAGTCGTGCCACTGCCCGACTCGCCGCTTTGCCCGCGAGATGAAACGGTCCGGCCACGCCAGCTTTTCGACATAAACCGCCCAACGCCACGTCCCAGTCTTCGGGGCGTCGCCAACAAGACAGAGGCCGCCACCGCTGGTACGGCTCAGAACATTGACCTTGCCAATGCGATAGCCTTGGACCCGCATACAATAGCTCCGAATGTTGATTGAGTGATGGGTGGTCAGAAAGCACGCCACTGACTGCTACGAGGCCACTGCCCTTCGTTGCCTAGGGCTCACCCACCGAACTTGGCGCCGGCCTCTCTTGCCGGCTTATGGATATCGACGCGGGCTCGGTTGGGTACGAGCTTCCCTGTCCGGAGGTGGCGACCTCGTTTAGGGCCTCCCAGTCTCGCCAGACTGGCAACTGGACGGCGCTAACGCCGCTGCACGCGTCGAACTCGTGTGCCCGTGAGGGCGGAACTGCCAGTGGGCCGGACTTTTACCGGCCGGGACGACGTTACCGAGCGCTACGTCGCGAACGTCCCCGCATCGTCCTGATGCCCAAGGTCCTCGTGACCAAGATCAGCCGTAGCTGCCTTGGTGATAGTGTCGATGCGGGCCGGGGTTTTTGTCCGACTGGCGAGGTAGTCTCACCCTCTCGCCGAGCATTGGACCATTTACGCTAGCGCCTGTGAGACCGCGCTTCGCTATAGGCCTTAGCCGCGTGTCTATCCACGCCGCCGCATCGATCTTGCTCGCCCGAGGGCGGAACCTTCACGCACCCGCACGAGGCGGTCGTTTACGCGCGCATCTCCGATGATGCTTCGGTATGCGCTGATTTGAGCCCGTCTGTCAATACCGAGAAGCCCGCGCTTGTCGGGATCTGGTAGTAATCCGCAAGAGCCCGCAGCCCGCGGACCAGATAGGCGACCATGTGCGGGGGCCAGTTATCGGCGGGATAGTCCATCACGACGCAGTTGTTGACCGCGGTCCTGACAGGCCGGCCAGATACGTCTACCTGACCAAGCACGCCAATGGCTTTCATGTATTTCGATGCAGCTGCCCTCTCAGAAACCACGTCGCTGTCATGGCCACGACCGCGCACTCTGCCGATGTCCATGGCCTTTGGCGATGGGTGCGGGATGCCCGTCAGACGATGGTACCGCCACACATCCTCATCAAACCGCTTGGCAGCCTCGTACAGACGCGAATTGATCTGCCCGGCTATGACTAGCCGCCCGATGCTGGAACCGGCCTCAGCGAGCCCCGCTGTCGATTCTACGGCCCTTCCAGTGCGGACCCGAGCCTGCATTACCACGATCCGTGCATCCTTTTCTCGATTGGTGGTCTCGATCTCGTATCGCTCGGCTGAACGGGAGAGCTGGCCCGATGGTGTGCGGGGTAGATCCTTGCGCTGTGCCGAGCGGGCACGGCGGCGGGCAAGCTTTTGGGCTTTGGTGAGGCTCATTCTGCGGCTTCCCTCGAAATCCTATCGTCCAGCCATTCCGGCCATTGGCATGGGACGGTCATCGAAGGGACCGAGCCGGCCTCGACCATCCGCATGACGGCGGGGCGCCAGCCGATCGAGCGAAAGTAGCTCTCCCAAACTGGCCATTCCGGATCGTCCGGCTTGATCGCCCTTGCCGAGTTCTGACCCGCGCCCTTCCAGCGGGCGATGCACTCCGTCCCCATCCGCCAGTATCGATCCGCCGTCGTTTCGGCCGCTGCCGTCTGCTGTCGCATCGTCGGTCACCTTGGGCTTGGAATGTTTGGCGAGAATCTCTTCGTGCGTTGGATAGCCTGGGCCGGGCCAGAACGTGCCGCTCGGGGCTGCGGGCGGCTGCCCAGACGCGGCAAGCGGAGCAAAGCCTTTTTCCTCGGCATGCCGGCGCATCCAGTTGCGGAGCGTCGCCGGCCAGTCCAGTTTGACGGCGCTGGCGCCGGCCTTGGCTGTCCAGTAGTCGCGGAAGCTCTCGACCTGCTTGCGATAGGAGGGCTCTGGAATGCCTAGGCTGAGGGCATGGGCCCTGTCATCGTCGGACGGCTGCCAGTCTGGAGGGAGCCGCGTTCCGCGCTTCGGCTTCGCCCTGGAAGCCTTTTCGTCCTCGACCGAGGCCGTTTGCGCGCTAACGCGCTCCAACGAACGAAGTGAGTTGGTTGATACCTCTGAACGGAGTGAAGAGGTATCTTCTGTATCTGTATCTGTATCTGTATCTGTATCTGTATCTGGGCGTTTTTCGGCGTTCGCTTGCGTTCGCTTGCGTTCGCGCCATTCTTTGGCGCGTTCGGACGAGCCATCTTCGCGCTTTGGCTGGTACTTTTCCCAGCCGCAAAACCGATTGTCAGCAATGACTTGCTTCTCCTCCAAAGCCACCACGATCAGATCGACCTGCTCAGGCTCGCACCCAAAGAAGTAGCCGAGGCCTTCCGGGTCGTAACCTGCAATGCTGCCGCGATCCTCGGCCTGCGAGGCCCTGTCGAGAAGAGCCCAGAACACCGCTACGGCGATGCCCGGGGCAACGCCCGCCCTTCTGGCAATGCCCAGCCACTTCGGATTTGTGGGCGCCCCGTGCCAGGTCCTGAACCAGTCCGTCATGGCTTGCTCTTTGGTTGATAGGGTTTCATCCCGCGCGGAAGCGGAAGACCCGTCCGCTCGCTGTGCCGCCTGATCCCGTGGATGATCGATGTATGGTCCATGCCGCCGAGCCGTTCCGCGATCTCTGGCAAAGACAATGACGTTTCCACGGCTGCCAGATACATGATCTCATGCCTAGCGATGCTGAGCGCGGCCTGTCGACCTCCCCAAACGAGTTCTTTCCGAGCTATCCCCGAAGTTACCGAAACCCTCAGAATTATGTCTTCCAGGGCCGCATCAGGCCCGGACTTCGATCCCTTTTCCATGGCTTCGATCAGCTTCTTTTGAAGGGCCGAGAGCCGCCGCTCCGCCATCTTGATGCGGCCGCGGATGAACATGAGCTGTTCCTCCGCCCGCTTCTCCTCTTGGCGAAGAATTCCTATCCGATTCATGACCGTTGCTTCGCTTCGCTCTCGTTCGACGAGCGCGCGGATGTCGGCTTCGGACATCCATCTTCCCATGGCGTCCTTGATGGCCCTCGGTGAGAACCCTTTTCGAGCCATGCTGATGGCCTTAGACGTGGTCGGGTCAGCGGGAAGGGCAATGTCCATCGTCAACGCTCCTTACTCTGCGATGTGAGGCGCGCGAACTCGGCTCCGATCTCCTTGAGAAGGCCGAGCCGTTGGCGCTTGAGTTCGATCTCGACGGCAGGCCTCTTCTTGGCCTCGAGGGTCTCGATCCAATGGGCGTCCTCCGAATAGCGGAGGCGCAGTTCGTCCAGCATGGCGGCGTGGTTGGTCATGCCGGCCTCTCGATCAGAGATCGCAGGTAGAGATTTGTCCCGGCTGGCGTCGGGCTGAGGTCGTCCGATATGAGGCCGGACCTCATCATGCCGTCGATAATCGAGCGGCTCAGGATCTGATGAGACGGCTTCAGCTCGTAGTGCTTGATGCCGCCACGCGGGCCGATGAGCGGCTCCAGCCTCTCGCCCTGCTCAAACATATTGCCGACGATCCGGCCTAGGACCTTGAATTGTGCCGGTCCAAGTTGGTCGCGAGTGTGCTTCATGCTACCTCCTTGCAAGGACGCGGGGTCTAGCGCGCGTGTTAATCCGGTCGTGTACGCCGGCCATGAAATCGCGAAGGATCGACCTGCCGCTAACCTCGAACCACTCCCACCCTTGGTAGTCCAAGTCTGGTTTTTGCCGGATTTCCTTCAGGGCGCGCCCCATAGTTCGGATGGAGACCATTCGCCCACTCGGAGTCATGAATGCCTTTGGATATGCAGCCCGCCCGCTCATGCAGCCACCGCGGCCGTCTTGATGGCCCCCCATTGGCGCAGGATCTCTGTTGCCTCAGATAGCGACTTTGCGACGGCGTAAAGCGCGCCGGCCTCATCGCATGAGGCAGCAAAGGCCTTCTGCTCTGGCGATGAGCGGCCCTTTGCAGATTTCAGCTCAAGGAATGCCGCGCGACCACCTGGTAGCGTAAGGCAGAAATCAGCGACACCCGGCCGAACTCCCATGGCCTTGAGCCGGTTTCCGGTGCGCGTATCGCGAAGCTCTCCGTTGGGCACATGGAACCAAATGAGGCCCGGCCGAGCGGTGAATTTCAGCAGCTGCACCACCGCTTTGTGGAGATCGTGTTCGGTCATCTGCGCTCCACCGTTCCATCCATGCGCTTGCGCCAGCCTGAAGCTTTGGAACCAGGCAGCGGGCGGCTTGTCTTCGTTCTGGCGCCGATATGCGCGGCGCGCTGGCGGTTGGCCTTGGCGATGCGCGGCACGTCCCCATGGGCCGTTTTGGCGCCGTGGCAGCCGTCGCAAAGAACCTCGCAGTTTTCGAGCACAGGCTCGCCGCCGAGGGCATCGGGCAGTACGTGGTCATAGGCGAACTTGCCGGGGAACAGCTTGGAGCCGCACTGCTCACAGAAGCCGGCCGCGCGCTGAAAGGCCTGTGTCCGCACTTTGGAGGGGAACTCGCGGCGGGCCATGTTCAGTATTCCAGAACGTATTTCTTGGCTTCTTCCTTTGTCATTTCCTCCCCGGTCCAGTTGTTCACGATCGTGCCGTCAAGAATGTCGATCAGGTCACAAAGCGCCTGCTTTTGGTCTTGAGTATCGTGTTGCGCCATAGCGCTTAGCGATGTCGGACCGGCCAAATACCTACGCACGGCTTCTTTTGAAGCATCTGTTTCCAGATGCCATCCCTTCAGCGTGCCCCATTTCAAATCAATATGTTCGCTCATGCTGCCTCCGCTTTGGTAAGGTCATTCGTGCTGACGCCGATCATGTCCGCGATCTTGTCCAGCACCGCGCGCTTGCTGGCCTCAAACTCGGCCTTGCCCATCGCCCGCATGTTCTGGCTTTTGGCCGTGAAGCGAGTCACGACAGCGCCCTGCACGGTCACGATGCTGAATTCGTCGATCGGCCGGATGAACGCGGCGAGACGCACAGCCTCAGCCTTCGACGACGCGACCAAGGTTTCGCTATCGCTGTAGCCGGCACGGATCAGGCACCACTTGCGAAGGTGTTCCGCGGTGGGGAATTGGTCCGCCAGATGCTCGGGAAGGCTCTGCCACCCCTCGTTCACCGCGGCGAAATACTGGCGGTGCGAAGCCGAGGAACGGTCCTCGACATGCACTAGGTTGACGATCTCGCCATCGCCATAGGCCTTGGCGCAGCGGCGCGCGATGCCCTCATTCAGCGGCACCATCGCCTTTGCTTTATCGGACCAGTAGAATGGGAGAGGCGGCGCCGTCATGGCTCAGCCCGCCATCAGAAGATTGACTGGCGGCTCATAGCCTTCCGGCAGGCCATAGGCCCGAATGCGGCTGACCACGCCGTCCAGCTCGTCATTGAACTGATCGACGGCCGCCTCAAGATCCTTGAGATAGGGCTCGTCGCGATAGGCGCGCTTCACAAAGAGCGGCAGCCCCGGCCAATAGACCGCAATGTCGATCCATTCGCGCTCGGCAACCCATAGCGCGCCCTGGCACTGCGCCTTGTGCTCGGCCGGGAACTTGTCGGCGAGAATGGTTTCGATCAGCAGATGCGGCAGCTTTGTCTTAATCTCGAGCATGCCGCTTTCGCCGATTAGCGAATCCGGCGAGCACCCCTTGCGTCCGTTGACGATGAAGCCGATGCGCTCCGGCTCGGCGTCGAACATGAAGGCGTATTCCCGGCGGGCGTCGTCCTCCATGACCTTGCCGCGCTCCATATGAGCGTTGCTGTAGCTCTCCGTTGGCTGGCCAGTGATGATCTCGCCTGCCAGCGTGTACAGGTACTTGCGCCTGGTCACGCTGGCGCCACCGTCCTTGCCCTTGGCCATGACCGTCGCGAACTCGCTGGCGGTCGGCATGCCGGCTCTGGCACGGAACCACTCGGTTGTGCCCTGCTCACAATCGACGACGCGCATCATTCGGTCACCTCGCGAGTAGCGGTGTCGCGAGCGCGGTCAAGCTTCGCCTTGCGCTCCAGAAGCCGGCGCATGATGCCGGGGAGCATGTCTACGGTGATTTCGGCGAGGGCTTCGATGTTGAACGATGCGCAGAACTTATCGATGCTCAGATTGACGTCATCGATAAGCTGGCGAAGCGCGGCCATCTCGTCGGGGCCGATCGGCGCGCTCTCGACTTCATCCGCTTTCCCGCCGTCATCGTCGTTCGACGCAGCCAGCCCAAGCGCGGCCTTGAGCGTGTAGCGCTGCAAATAGGTCAGCGTGCTACCGATGGCCTGAATGCTGTTCTTCTTGCCGCTCTCATCTTTTCCGGCCATCAGCGTATTCTCCTCGCTGTGGCCGTCGCGATGCGAAACGATGCACGTCACCGTGATCGGCTGATTCACTTCGCTCGTGGTGCGAAAGCGATAGGACAGGCCATGTTTGCCGAGGATCGGGTCGACCGTCCGCGCGATCTCAGCGAGATCCTCGTGCCGGTAGTTCGTGCTGCCCTTGCCGTCCTTGTTGTCGTATCCGACTGAGCGGTTTTTCGCGATCGTCGGGATTTCGGCTTTCGCAGCGGCCATCGCCTCGTCGAACGCGCGCCGCGCCTGATTGGCCTCCCAGCGCTCTTGAAGCGCCATCAGCTTCTCAATCGTTTCGATGCTGGCGTTCTGCTCAACCGCGATCCCGATCATGCCCATGGGATTGTGCACGGCAGCCTGCTGGCGGTTTTGCGGCTCCATAACGGTCACGGTGTTCATCTCATAGCCCTCGCGTCTTCACGGATACGGTGGAGGCTGTTTGCGACCGCCGCCTCTGGCAGTCTCAGCAGCTCGGATATGTCCTTGGTGTTTCGGCCGGCTCGCCAGAGTGCATGAGCCCTGAGCAGAAGGTCTTCATCGGGGATGACGGGGGCCGAATGCTTGATGCGGGCAGTCATTACGCCCCTCCACGGTCAAAGACCGGCGCATCAATCCTCTCAAGAAAATCTTGCCTCGCCTCCGGAGATGCTGCGTTCCATGCGCTCATGAGGCGCGCGACTTGCTTTTCCTTGGCCTCAAAGTCGTTCAGCGGTTCGTCGGCTAGCTTGGTATCGCTCTTCGCTTCTCGAATTCGGCGGCGCTCGACCAGAAGATCGCGCTCGATTGCCGCAATCTGGTCGTTTGGCGTCATTCGCTTGAGCTTGTCGAGATAAGTGCCAGTATCAAGGTGCGTACCGCGGATAAGGTTCAGCGCCTCTTCAGTGACCTTCTCGCCACGCTCGGCGTCGAGCTGCACGACGCGCTCTGACTTGCCAATTGCCTTGGCGGTGTTCTCCGTGAAGCTTTCGAGCTCATTTTCAAGTCGCAAAGTTTGCGACTTGAAAGACCTGCGGTCTCCTCCGTGCTTTGTCTCTTCGTGCGCCGCCTCGTAAATCTCCTTGCGCCGAGCCGTAAACTTCGCCCTGTCGGACGGAGAAAGTTCCGCCCGGCAAAGGTTTTCGTCGATCATGATCAGTTCATTGATCATGTCGTCCGCCTCGCTAACGATGCAGGGAATAGTCTCCATCTTCAGCGTCACGGCGCAGGCCTCGTATCTGTGATTGCCGGCAATGATCTCCCATGCCTCAGCTTTTGCGCCGTGGCGGATTTTCATGGCCTTCTTCACGACAATTGGATTGATGAGGCCACGCTCGCGGACGCTCTCGGCGATCCTTGCGACGACGGCGCGGTCGATGGCCCGCCCCTCGTTCGGCGGATAGATGAGCGCGGCAGGGAGATCGATTACCTGCAAGATCAGCCCCTCTTCCCGCTGATAGGCGTGCCTGCAATGCGAAGCACGGCGTTCTGAGCGATCTTGATGATTGATAGGGGGCGACGCTCGAAATAGGCGTTCCACGCGACGGCTGCGGCCATCACACCCTGGCCATGAATGCCGGCGCTTGCGTCTCGGGTCATGAGATCGCGCACAAAGACGTGGCGCGGATCATTGCGCTTGAGCCCGTCGTTTCGCGACGTGCCGCGCCAGAAGTCAAAAGCCTTCTGCTCCTGGTACCGCATCGTCATCAGCGCGGCGGCGAAGGTAGACGCGCGAAGGATACGGGGACGTAGGTCGGACTGTGCTCCGGTAAGCGCTTCCTCCATCTTGCGCGCCGCAGGCCACCACGGCTCGCAGGCCTCCACGCGGAGATCGACGATGCGGAGTTTTGCCGCGTTCTCGCCCCTCACGGTGTAGTTGCTCGGAACGATGAAGCCGTTGGCAATGATGCCGATAGCGCCATAGGTGGCGGAGGCAATCGTCTTCGATACCCCGTGGTCGGCGGCGAGATCGATAGCATTGAGGATTTGCTGTGATGTGCGGCGCCGCATCACGGTATCGAACCGGTAGTAGAGCGCCCGGACTTCTTCCGGAGTGCTGCACATGTTGACCGCGACACGGAATTCGACTTCGCGGCCATAGGCGATGATGGCATGGAGACGATGCTGGCCGTTGACCAGCGTCAGATTGCCGTTGAGGCGAGCGAAGGTGATGGGATCAGACAGTTCCCAAAGGCCGCGCCTCATCATCTCGGCGTAGACGGAAACGTCTTTCTGTTCGACCTTGCGCTGACCGCCGTAGTTCGCCTCCCGCAGGATCGTTTCCGCGAGATCGGGGCCGATCAGCATACGGCCCTCTTTGATCTGAGTTTCCCACGGGCGAATGGCCCGAATTTCTCCGTGCGTATTGATGCTGGCCGTCCTGTGGAATAGATTCATTGCGATCTCCAATGATCGAGGCCCTGTTCTGCGGTGAGATGCGGACGGGGCCTTTTTCGTCCGGCCGCGAACCTGTTTCGCTAGCGCGCTGCGCCGATCCGCTGATCCAGGGCGCTCCTGCCCAACTGCGGATCGCCCATCAGCATCGCCGTCAGCGTCGTGTACTCGCCCCAGCGCGGTCGCGGCGGAATGGGCGGGTCGCCGTCGCGCCGGCAATTCGCGCCGGCTGCCCATGGGCGCTCGGGCTTCGGTGGCAGGCCGCGGTCATTGAGGAAATTGCGGACAGTCTCGCTCTTGATCGAGATGTCGAACGTGCTGGTCAGATGCGTGGCGATCTCCTTCGCGGTCATCGTCTCGCGAAGCTGGAGGCACGCCTCAACCACCGCTGGTGGCCAACGCGACTGTCCGCCGGGGCCGCGAAGCTTGATGCCGTAGCGCCGCGACGCCTGGCTGATGGCGGTGCGGGAGACAGTCAGCCCAAACTCGTGCTCGATCGCGGCGGCGATTGTCGCGGTTGACAGGCCGGCCTCGGCGATCTCGCGGAGCGTGTCGACCATGGGCGGCGTCCAGCGGATGGGGCTAGGCATGGCGGGCTTCCCTTGTCAGGACTGCCTTGATCTGGCGAAGGCTCGTTTGAGCCTCTTCCATCGCGTCTGAATGAGGGTCAGCGCCAATAGCCATAAGGGTTTGGATTTCATGCTCATGAGCAGCGACTTCCGCTTGAAGCTCAGCGATGACGAGCCAGCGCATGCGGTCGTAGACGTGAGCGGCGATTTTCTTGAGCCTGCCTTTGCGCAGGTTTTCCAGAGTCCCGGGAGACGCGCCCACCTTGGCCGCAACCCGCTCGCGCGCCTGATTGAGCGGGAGGCCGCTTCGAGCGCGCTCCCTGTCCTCGAGAACCCGGCCCCAGTCACGGGCGCGGTCATTGTACGTCAGGGCTGACATATCACTCTCCGGGGGATGCATTGACCTTGGCTCCTGATCCAGTCTGCGCTTGCGAGACGACAGCAGATGCGGAGCCCAACCATGCGAGACGCGAATGCCCAGCCAGCCGAAGCCGTGGGCGATGAAGATCAGGAACCGCCATGACGATGCGTGGCGCTCCGTCGGTGAGGTGGCGGCGGCGATCCGGGAGGACTTGGACCGCCGCCGCCTGGCGCACCCGTCCGGGGAGGGAGCGGCCGGGTTGCGGGAAGAAAAGGCGGGAGCGCTCGAAGCAGCTCGCCGCAAGTAGGCCGCGGGGAGGAGGCGCGGCCGGGGAAATATTGCTGGCGACTTTCTCCACGCACGCGCCAGCCAGCGCGTCGGTTTGCGCCGGATCCAACGATCGGCGCCGGAAGCTCACGACCGCGCCGCCTTTCTCGCCATCACGTAGATGACGAGCGCGAATGCCGCGAGAACCGGGAGCCCTACCGCGAGAACGGAGCGGTTCTGGTCAACCGTGATGACGCCGACGATTTGCGCCGCGGAAAGGGTGATGAATGCCGTGGCGAGAAGGCCGCAGATGGCTTGGGCGATGACGTTCATCACAGCCACCACTTCGCAGTGAGGCAGGCAATGACGACAGCGCCCACCATGATGCCGCAGGCCCACAGACATCCTTTGGCAAACGAACCGCCTTCGTCCTCAGACGAGGTTTGGCCGCGAAGGCTATCGGCATAGTCGATATCGGTCGGATGCTGGTTCACGATGCCTCCTGCATCTCGTGCGCTCTGGAGGTGATGAACCGCCGGACGCGATCACGCGTCGCTTGGCGCGGCTCCCTGCCCCCTCGCAGTTGAAAGACAAACAGCGGGTCGCCCGCCGCCTCGCGACCGAAACGGGTCGGGGTCCAGCCGCTGGTTTCGATGAAGGCCTCGACAGAGGCGCGAAAGGCTTCGATCTCGCTCATGCCCTGCATCTTATAGGCCTATTCCTACGATGCAAGAGGGAAAATCCTACGCGCTTCAAAAATCGCGATCCGATAGCGTCAAGGCCATGGATGCCGTGCGCGCTCTCATTGAGCAGATCGTCAAGGACCGGAAGATTGAGCTGGCCGCGCTCTCGCGCGAGCTGGGCAAGAACCACGCCTACATGCAGCAGTTCCTCAAGCGCGGCGTGCCGGGCAAGTTGCCCGAGGACGTGCGCTCGCGCCTTGCGGAGTTCCTTGGCGTTGACGAGGTTGCGCTAGGTGCGCCGCCGTCGAGGCGTGAGCCCGAGGCTGCGGAAGCGCCCGGCTATTTCAGTATCCCGGTCCACGACGTGCGCGCGTCGGCCGGCCAAGGCGCGATGATCGACGTGGAAAGCGAGGTTGGCCGGTGGCCGTTCCCCGTCGATTATCTCAAGGGCGCCCTGTCTTTGCGGACGCGCCAGCTAAGCCTTATCGAGGTTATCGGTGACAGCATGGAACCGACGCTTAGGAGCGGAGATCGCATCCTGGTGGATCTTGGCGACCAGTCCATTGAGCAAGGCGGCGTGTTCGCGATCTACGACGGCACGGTCACGGTCGTGAAGCGCATTGAAAAGGTGCCCGGCAGTGAGCCGGCCGAAGTCGTACTGATGAGCGACAATCCGCTCCACAATGACTATCGCGTGCTGGCGGACATGGTGCATGTCGCTGGCCGCGTCGTCTGGTTCGGCCGACGCATGTAGCCAACCCGGCCTCGCCGCGCCTTAAAGCCCGCCTCGCGCGGGCTTTTTTGTGCCCAGCAACCCTCATAGGAAAATAACGACGCCGGTAGGCTTTTCCCTATTGACGCCTACGTAGGACTATTCCTATAGTCCCCCATCACCACACCGAACCGAGGGCAAGTGGATGGGCATTCAGTTGATCGAGAAAACCGCCAAGACCGAAATCTGGCTGATCGATGGCGAGTACTGGGTCTACGGCGTCTGCCGTGATCCGCGCGTCGTTCAGTCGATCGGCATGGCTCGCTCGCTGGCGGCGTCGGCGTGACTGTCATGATCGACGCGGCTGCCTTTCTCTGCGATCTGACTGGCATAATGGCCGAGCCATGGGCGGAAGTCGGCATCGAGTGCTGGTGCGTCGACATTCAGCACAGCATTCGCCGCGACCGGCAGGAAAAGCGCGGCCGTGGCGTCATCAACTTCGTATGGGGTGACGTGCGGTCATGGCGCCCGCCGGAAGGGCGGCGTTGGGTATTCGCCGCGGCCTTTACGCCATGCACCCACGTATCCGGCTCGGGAGCCCGCGATTTCGCGAAGAAGGGCGGGTACCAGCTTCGCGATGCGCTGGAGATGTTCGAGGCGGGTCGGCAGGTTTGCGCTTGGTCAGGCGCACCGTATTGCTGCGAAAACCCGGTCGGCGTGTTGTCCAGCATCCCTCACATCGGCAAGCCTGACCACTATTTCCATCCGCATCAGTTCACTGGCTGGTGCGCCGAGGACAATTACACGAAGCTTACCTGCCTGTGGACCGGCAATGGCTTTGTGATGCCGCCCGAACGCAAGGACCCGCTGCTCGGGCCTCCTGACGACCGCATCCACAAGGCCCCGCCGACAGACGACAGAGCCAACATTCGCAGTGCGACGCCGCGCGGATTTAGCCGAGCAACGTTCACGGCTAACTGCCTCGTCGCTCGCCAGAGACTTGCTGCTTAACCGAGAGGGTTATGATGTCCGACGCTTCCAAGGTGGAATGGGTTTTGGTGCCCCGTGTTCCGACGCCCGCCATGCTGTTCGGCGCAACGGGCCTTTACGAGGCCTCTGGCAAAGCGACGCAGACTGTTCACGACCGGTACAAAGAGACTTGGGCAGAGCTGATCGAGGCTGCACCAGAACCGCCTTTTTCTGTGGCGGCAATGACAATTGCCGAAGATGGCGGACCCGCATTCCCATTGGCGTACCGCCACTGGGAATATCAAGACAGTCCATTCAAAGGAATGAGCCTTCGCGACTACTTCGCCGGACAAGCGCTGGCGAACGAAGCGCTCGGCCGCGCCTATCATCTGACGCCTGACATACTTGCTGCCTACGCCTACCGGTACGCGGACGCCATGCTTGCCGCGAGGCTTGGGTCAAGCGCGGGCATATCCGGCACGGACACTTCCGACCCCGCGCCCGCCACCTAACCCCCGCGATCGAGGCCCCCAAGGCCTCTCGCCATCCCGGATAGCCGAACAAGGAAGAGGAGAAGATTATGACCGACAAAACCGCCCGTTATGTGCGTGACCTCGACGGATGGCGTGGTAACGCCAAGCTCTACGAGCTGAGCGAGCCGCTCGACGAGCACAAGTTCGTCGCCGTATCGGCTGTCGACGCAATGTTCAGCGGGCCGGAGACGTACAGCTTCGGCTGCGACGCGGACGGCAACAACGTCGACTTCTGCGAGCTTCCGGGTTCGTTTCGCGGCGACTTCGATCATGAGCGCGCGCTTCGTGGAGCCGGCTACGAGCCCGTTCTCCCCGCCGCCTGACCGCCATCCCGGATAACCGGAAGGACAGAACATGAGCGAGATCGATGATGGTGGGCCGGCGTTTCCGCATATGGCGACGGACGGCCACCGCGATTACAGGGCCGGCCTCAGCCTGCGCGACTGGTTCGCCGGGCAGGCGATTGGCAACGTGATCATGGCCTGTCGTCAAGATACGGGGTTCGGCAAAGGCGAGACGCGGGAAGCGTACTTTGCGGCGACGGCCTACCGCATCGCCGACGCCATGCTCGCCGCCCGCAAGCACCCCGCGAGCTGAGGAGAGGGTGATGGGGACGAAGCTCCGGTCAATTGAGTGCCGCGTACTGCGCAACGTTCGCGACGACGATGCGTATTGGACATCGGACATCGCGCACGATGCCCGCGTTGAGACGATCACCTGCCGAAAGGTCCTAAAAGAGCTTGAGGCGAAAGGGTTGGTTGAGCGTATCAAGAAGGGCAACCCCATCAGCTGGCGCCGCACGGTATTCGGCCGCGCCGCTCTCTCCCGAGTCGAAGGCAATGAGGGAGGCGATCGTGGGTGAGCTGCTGAGCGATGAGGAGTGGGACGACCTGATTGGCTTCGGTTCCAATCTCGAAGTGGAGCGCCAAGCCATAGCCGAACGCTCTGCCCGCAAAGCCGCGGAGGCTGCGCTGGCCGAGGCGCGGGAGGCGTTGCGCCCCTTTAACATAGGGCAACTGCGGCACGCCTATGCGCAGCTCGCGGCGGGGTCGGTTCGAGACCAGAAGCAGTTCGCTGATGGGCTCATAGCTCCTGTCATTCGCGCCTTGGAAGCCGCCCTCACCCCGAAGGACCAGCCATGACCGACACGCCCGCATTGGCCGCAGGCCAGATCTGGAAGGAAGTTGACCCACGCTTTACCCGGTTCATCCGCATCGAAAATGTCGGGGCCGGACGGCGCTCCATTTCGATCAGAACCGTCGAAAACGTCGATGGCCGGTGGGTAGACGCTGAGCGGTCCAGGTGCAGCTATGCCGATCCTCAGCGCTTCAACGGCAAGCGCGGCAACTACGCGTTCTATGAGGCGCCCCAGCCATGACCGACACGCCTGAACGCATGCCGATTGATGAGGCGATCCGGCGGGCGGAGTACGCCGAGGAAGACGCGTGGCAGCGCTATGTCGCTACCGATGGCGGCACAGACATGGCCCGGCACTGGCTGATCCGTTGGGACGCATCGGTAGGCCGCATTGCCGCCCTCCGCGCCGCCCGCGCCCGAGGCGAAACGCACGTCACTGTCGAGGATGAATGATGGCCTTTGATCAAAAATACCTTGATGAAGCCGAGAGCTATAAGTCGCTCGGACCGGCCTATTTCGACGCCCGCAACTTCACTGATGCGCTTGCGGAGCGGTTCCACGAGGAACTGTTCCTGCCAATGGTCAAGAAGTTCTCGGATGACCTTTATTCCGAGCTTGAGACCACCGTCAGGAACAGCCTGATCTCCGACGCGACGGTCAATGTCCAAGGCGAAATCTGGCGCATGGTCGACAACATGGTAGAGGCCTTGTTGTCGGGCGAGAGGTGGGCTCTGGATCGGTTCGTGCTGAACGACCGGTACGACCATCAAAAGATCCGGGGGGCGGTGGCGAAGCTTGTCCCCGTAGAGGTTCAGAACATTCGCATCGCTGAGCTTGCGGACGAGAACAAGAGGCTCTCTGAAAGGCTCGCCAGCGCTGAGCGGAGGTATGGATGACCACCCTCGGCTATGACGCATACCTGCCGCTCTACGGCGCCAAGGTGCTGCACGTCCCCTGCGATCTTGACATCGATGTCGGCGAGGAGTTCGGCGAGCCATACATCAAGGTGACCGGCATCAAGGTCGAGGGCGTCACGCTCCCGGCCAAGGTGCGCGAGCCCGGCACGCTGGAACAGCACCTCGCCCATCAGATTCTGAACGCGGCCTACGCCGATGACGAGCTGGCGGCCCGTGCCTTCGCGGCCTTTGGCTGGACCTCCCGCAACGGCACCTGGCACCCGCCGGTCGATGAGGACGCGGCGCGGGAGTTTCGGGAGGCCGCGGAATGACCGCCCCCACGCAGAACTGCGGCTTGTGCCGGTGGTGGGGCGGGCGGATGCTACCGCTGTCGGTGACCCGTGCTGCCTGTCTAGCCCCGATCCCGGACAGCGTTGTGCTTTCACAGCGTGAAGCAACGCATTTCACCTATGGCACCACCTGCCCAACCTATGCGCCCAAGCAGGGCGGAGAGGAGACGAGATCGTGACGGACTGGATCGAATGGAAGGGCGGCGAATGCCCGGTGACCGAGCATGAATGGGTGGACGTGCGGCGTCGCAATGGCTTCGAACGTCGCATCCTGGTTTCCAGAGGCTGGGATTGGAGACATAGCGGCCGGGGTGACGACATCATCGCCTACCGCATCCACGCCCCCGCCAGTGCGGAGGCAACGGGCGGCGGGGTGACGGGCGGCAGGATCGCTTCGATACGGCTCACAAGCGCATATCGCCGCCCGTACGACGTCTCAGACGATGAAAACATGCCAGATCCCGGGGACTGGGCGGTACGGGCCGCGCGCGGCGTCATTGCCGACATGCGAGATCGCCGGGCGATCAAATGGGGGTTTGACAACGTCGATCAGGATGTCCGCCGCGAGATGATCCAGACGGTCGCCGACATCATTCGTTTCGCCTCCGCCCCCAACCCTCCGCCCGCGCCTGATGGGTGGCGCAAGGCTCTTGATCTGGCGGTCGCCATGCTTGCCCCGTACGAGCCTGGCGACAGTCGGGCAGTGTCGGATGAGTTTGTGGCGCTCGCTTCCATCGTCGCAGACTGCGCCAACGACGATACCTGGCGCGTGATCGACGCAGCCCTCTCCCGCATCCGCGCGGCGATCGAGCCGGCGCCGGCTGAGGGAGGCGGATCGTGAAGCGCATTGTCCATTTGTTTCGGTTATATGGCGGCGGCGAGCATGCATTTTGCGGGCTGGCATTCGACGCCTACGACAGCGGAGACGCGGAGACTGACGACGACTTCCGAGAGGGTCGTCCGGGGCTGCGCATCACCTGCCCCGAATGTTGCCGCGCAATTCGCAGCGACCGGGACGATACCAAGGGTGTTCGTCTGGCGCCGGCTGAGGGAGACGCTTGATGGCGGATGTGAAGCCGCAGGAGGCTCTCGCTGTCGACATCGTGAAGATCGTTGCGGACGCCGTGACACCGATCATCACCGACCTCGAAGCCCGTCTCGCCGCCTCCGAAGCCGCCCGCGTGGCAGCGGAGAAGGAGCGGGGTTCGCTCGTATCGCGCATCGAAGCCATGAACGAACAAGCCGAGGTCGACGAGATTAATTTGGACGCGGCACGCACCCGCGCCGAGAAGGCCGAGGCCGCGCTGGCAATTGCCGAAGCCGAACGGGACATCGCGCAAGCCGGCATCGCGATCGTCCTAGAAACCATCGGCGGCTTCGAGGCCGAGGGCGAGGATATCAGCGCTGCGATCCATCGCGTGGTCGGCGAACGGGACCGTGCCTTGGCCGCGCTGGCGGAGGCGCGGAAGGAAGCCCGGCTATCGACCTTGCGCGAGGTGTTGGGCGTCGCACGAGGCTACGCGAGCACGACCAATCCTGACGACTGGCACCAGGGCTACGCCTGCGCCGGGGATCGGATCGCAAGTTGCATTGAACAGCGCATCCTCGCCCTCACCACCGCAGCGGGAGACGGGTGATGCGGCTGTACGTCGAGGTCATGTGCGATCTGCGATTGGACGGCAGCGATCCAAAAGCGCCCCTCCATTTTTCGTGCATCACCAACGCTGGCGACAACCCGCAGGGGCGGACTGTTTCTGAAGCGCGGAAGGCAGCGCGCAAGGCCGGATGGCGTATTGGACCGAAGCACAAGGCGATCTGCCCAGGATGCCTGGCAAAGCAAGGAGACGGGGCATGACCACCGCAACGCGCGAAGAGCTGCTGAGGCTGGCGGATAGCTGCCGCTTGCAAGCGAAGGGCGCCCGGCAGGCTGCCTCCGACGCGATCGACCCCGAGTTGCGGTCGACCTGGATGAAAAAGTCGGACGAATGCGCCACCATCTCCCACGCCCTCCGTCGCCTCGCCGAGGCGGAGGGGCAGGAGGCGATGCGCGAGCGAGCCCGTGAGATGCCACCTGAGCCGGAGTTTGAATGGGTTCTTCCAGACGATATTCGTGAAGCGCAGCTTGCTGTTTCTGCCGCGGTAGACGCCATGAGCGATGCGCTTCTTCGCCATGCGTATCGCGGCAGCACCTCTCCCCCACCCGCTCCCGGCTATGCCGAGGGTCGGCGGGATGGGCTGGAGGAGGCGGCGAAAGAAGCGTGGCTGCAATCGAAGCAAGGAGCGACGCACGGCCAGATCGCCGCGGCGATCCGCGCCATGAAGGAGGGCAAGTAGATGCTCGGCTATGTCCTCTTCGCTCTAATTGCCGGGAAGCTCGCTTTGGCGCTGGCCGATACTGTTCGCGAGCGCCGCGCCCTCAACAAGGACAGCACCGATGAGTGAAGAGCCCTGGCACGTTCGCGTTGACCGCGAGGCCGGAGAGAAACTGGCTGCTGAATTGCGGAAGCCGGTTCCGTCGAGCGATTGGGAGTTGGGCGGAGAGGAGTTTTTCGACCCGTGGGGCATGTTTCAGCTCTACGGGAGTTATTCCAGCGACTTCGACGACATGGCCATTGCCGTTCTGGAAGAACTGCAAGCCGGGGAGAAGAAACGGGCCGACCTCGGCGCCGAGATGTTCCGCGAGATGCTATGCTATCTCAATCTGTGCGACTACGGCACCAGCCCGCGCGTCTGTTTCCCGACGCAGGAGATGCGCGCGCTACTTCCGGAGTGGATCCAAAAGTGGCGCGCGGTTTCGGCGATCAGATGGGGGCAACCCGATGCATGACCTTCTCACAAAGGCGGTCGAGGCGGGGGCGCGAGCGATAGCGCCCAAATTGGACAACCTCGAGGCGCACGGCTTGTACCGCAGAGAAGTCGAAGCCGCCCTCCGCGCCGCGCTGCCCGGCATCCTGGAGGCGGTGGTGGGGGCTGGCGGTAGCGGGCCGGCTACATGCGACATGCTGTCGACTTTCGTCTGCGAAGCGCTCGACGCCAAGGAAGCCGCCCAGCGCGCCCTCGTGGCTCAGATATTGGAGGGGAAGTAGATGGCGAAGACCGCCTTAGAGAACCGCCTTGCGAAGCGCATTTCGCGGATCGAGCCCGCGCTCAAAGCCCGCATTGAAGGATTGCCGGACAATGAACTGCTGGCAGTCCACGACCTCACACATGCGGAGATGGAGCGCCGATACGGCTCCGCCAGCAGGACGGTCGCCGGCCGCGCCGCACTCGCGGAGGCCGACAACAATGGGTGAGTGGCAAGATATCAGCACGGCGCCGAAAGACGGCAGCGCGTTCCTCGGTTACGACCCTGGCGACACTTGGCCTTCTGCAATGCGCTGGCAGGCCTATGACGCTGAGGATGTGGCGGAGATCGGCGAGCCGGGCTTCTGGACGTATTGCGAAGACCTAATCGCTGATGTCGCCGGTGGCGCCAGCCCAACGCACTGGATGCCTCTCCCCGCCCCGCCGAAGGAGGCCGCGGAATGAACAAGATACCGATAGAGGACGCAATCAGGCAGGCAATCTCCCGCCTTGCTCACGCGATAGCGAACGCCGGCTATGCCGATCCTGGCGACGAAACGGAATGGGCAAACGCTGCGGTCGAGGACGCCCGGTACGAGCTTCTCCGCCTTCGCCGGCTGGAAGGCGAGGGCGAAAAGGAGGTTTGGGAATGAGCGCAGGGCTCGCGGCCCGGCTCCGCGCAATGGCCGATGTTCAAGACAGCTTTGCCGCCAGGATCACGTGGAAGGGCAACGCCAAGTACAGCGTCTCGCCGATAGCGACCGAGAGGCTGGCCTATCATCAACGAGCTGCTTCTGACCTTCGTGAAGCGGCGGCTCTGGCGGAGTCCGCGGAATGACGGCGACGGCACCCTATCATCTGGAAGGGCGCCCCTACTCGACGCGCGAGCTTGCGGAGCGTTGGGGCGTCTCTGACCAGCATATACGTGATGTGATCGCCACCGGGGCCTTGCGCTCTTTCCGCGTCGGACATCTGATCCGGATTCCGGCTGCGGCGGTGGAGGAGTTCGAATGTCAGATATCGAGGCCAAGCTCTACAGAGGGTGGTGGTACGCCGTCTGGCGCGAAAACGGAGCAACTCGCCGAACAGCGCTCCGCACTCAGGATCGTGAGGACGCCGAGCGTCGACTCATCGATTTCCGCCGCTCTAGAGCCGCTCCCGCCGGCTCGCTGACAGGCGATATCGTGGAGGCCTACCTCGCCGATCGTGACCGCAGGATCCGCAACCCGGAACGGCTGCGCCTGGCATGGAAGCGGGCCAAGCCCATCTTCGGCCATCTGCGCCCAGACCAGATCACGGCCGAGGTGTCCGACACCTATATCGCCAAGCGGAAAATGGATGGAGTCGGCGATGCGACGATCCTGAAAGAGATCAACGTCGTTCGGCAGGCCTTGAACTGGCGCGGCGTCAAAGGCGCGACATTCGAGGCGCCACCGGCGCCGCCGCCGCGCGACCGCTATCTGACACGGCCGGAGTTCAAGCGGCTGATCGAGAGCTGCATTCAGCCGCATGTGCGCCTTTTCATCATCCTGGCGCTGGTGACGGCCGGACGCAAGACGGCGGTACTGCAACTGACATGGGATCGGGTGGATTTTGAGCGCGGCATGATCCGGCTCGGTGTGGTCGGCGAGCGGAACCGCAAGGGGCGAGCCGTGGTGCCGATGAACGATCGGGCGCGGCAGGCGCTAACAGAGGCGCGGGCCATCGCTCAGACGCCCTATGTCGTCGAGTACGCAGGCAGCCCGGTTCTGGACATCAAAAAGGGCTTTGCCGCGGCCGTGAAGCGCGCCGGCCTGCACGACGTGACCCCGCATGACCTTCGCCATAGCGCTGCGGTGTGGATGGCTGAGGATGGTGTCCCATTGGTCGAGATCGCGCAATATCTCGGCCATACCGACCCGACGATCACGTATCGCGTCTACTCGCGATTCTCGCCGACACACCTCCGCAAGGCGGCTGCGTCGCTCGATTTTTAG